GATCCGCCCAGTGGAGATGCGTGGAGCGTGAATACGGTAATTGTCGGCGGCGTGCGGCTTTCGTTGGATGAACGTGAATCGCTCGCGCGGCGTGATGGCTTTGAGAACTTCGCCGAGATGATGAAGTTCTGGGACGGGCGGCTTCCCTTTCGCGGGCACATCATCCACTGGCAATTTCCACCGAGTTCCGGGGGCGGGCAGTTAGCCCCTATCGTCGAATTTAATTCCAGCGGATTGAGTTCGAGGGCAACAAGCCCGCCCCGGAAAGTGAGGAGTGCGTGAGCCGATTGCTGATGCACTACGCGATTCCGAGCGAAGGTCTTCCCGATCTGGCGAAGGTGGGGATTGCCTACGTCGCAATGTTCGCGTGGCGCTGCGGAGGTTGCAACGTGGACTTCCATCTCGACAAGAAGCCGACGTTCTGTCCAATCTGCGGGACGAAGTTCGATCGTGAAGAAAGATTCGGGAGGAGCGCATGAAAGCACGCGATGTGAAGGGCACGAGGTCAGACAGGATCGTCGAGCAGAAGGGTCGAGTCATGCCCCGGACGATCTATGCCAAGTACGAGATTTGGGACGCGAAAGACCCTTATCTCGAAGCGGCGGAGACTATCGACAAACTGGTGGCTAAAGACCAGACCGTCTACGTCGGAGAGTACCGCCTAGTCACGGTTCGCAAAGCCAAACTGAATCTGGACGTGCGATGAGTGCCGCCTTCACCCTCGACTTCTCCGGACCGGAGACTCCCTGCGACTTCCCCGGCTGCAGACTCAGTTCGTTCCATGAAGGAGACCACGAATTCCTGAGCCAGCGGGAATTGAACGAACGCGCGGCAGCGGCAGTGACTTCTTATGGCGTCGGAACAACATCGTACAACTCCAGCGCCGAGAAGCGCGAGATGGAACGCCAGAAAGAAATTGCCACGGCACGATACCTGAGCATGCCGCATCGGGAAATCTTGCAGCCTGTGACCTGCCCCTGCGCCCAGCGCCCCTATCCCCACGAGCTGGGCGTGCACACCAAAGTCGGAGCGGAACGACCGGGAGCTTATCTCGGATACGGAGACGAACTGATTCGGTTCGCACCCAAGGGGATGAGATGGCCGTGGAGTCTGAAGTACGCGCCCAACATGGAGGCTTGATGACGTTCAAACAGAAAACCGTGATTCGTATTTTGCTTCTCGTCGCACGGATGCTGAGCGACGAACCTTGGACCGCAGAGATCGACGAACTCTGCACTCACATTCTGCACGGAGATCACGCACTCGGCTCAGAAAGGAAGCCCTCGTGACACCCGAAGAGCACCAAGCCGAACACGTCCGACTACACCGCGCCCTTGATGAGCTGATGGCCTGCTATCTCAGCCAGCGGCAAACTCCGCGCACGTCGACCTATGACTCGATTCTCTCCCTGATGAAGTGGGCGCACGACACCAGTCTCGTTCCGACTCCGCCTCCGGAAGATTTGGTTCAGCACGATCTCGGCAGCCAATTCCTCGTCGCGCAAAACGATGACCCGGAACTTCTGGAATGGCTGGCGAAAGCCGAACAGGACGGCGGCGGTTTCGTACAAGGGATTGCGAGTGCCGGACTCAGAGCAGACCCGGAAAACTATGCGCTGATCCGCACGCTCCTGCTGGTGCTCCGAAGGAAATATCCGCAGTACGAGCCGAGCGATGCGGTCAAAGAAGAAATCCGGAATCGACCGAAGGAGCCCGCGCAGTGACACAAATTCTCTTGCATAAGCAAACGCTCAGCGTTGAGCAGATTGCGAAGTTGGCGACGGAGGGCGTAATCGCAATCCAGACGGATGCGCCGGAAGATTTTAAGTTCCTCGGTCTCGATGTTCCGCAAATCCCGATGGACGACATGGTTTGGGCGTGCCTCGATGCTCTGAATACCGATGAGTCCTACAGCAAAGATTCGCGTCGTCAGTTCATTCGCAATCTCGCGACGCTGGCAACGGAAGGCCGGAAAAGGCGCACGCAAGACGGTGGGCAGGGACCCGGAAGCCCCAAGCCCGAAGAGAGGAACACGTAGACCCCATGACCCTCTCCGACATCCTCTCCGATCTCCCCCTTGGCCCCGGCGACTCCAGAGAAGCCTTACTCCAGTTCCGTCTCCAGATGGCCTACTTGGCCGATCACGTCTACTCGGCAGAATTAGCCGATGGCGGAAGAGTGCGAGACGCAATCGACTTCGCCCAATGGCTGCGCGACCTGGCCGATGAAACCCGGAAGCGTTTGCAAAATCCGGAAAGCACGAAGGTATCCCTTCGGCAGGAATTAAGCAGAGAGCCGAAGGTCGCCACTTGCCGGAATCCCCAGCCGCGCTACCAATCCGAATTCTGCAACATCTGTGGCCATGTGCATATCGACGATACCGAGTGCGGATTTCCCACTGGGGCGGGTGGGAGAGAACCGTGCCGGTGTGACAGGAAGGTGACGGCGTGAGCGGGAAGATTTTAGTTCAGCGCGGGGACGAGAACACCGAATGGCCGAAAGACGTAGGTGAGGCTTTTCTCCGGTTCTGCGCTTTCGCGGATCAGCGCGGCTTCAACGTGATTTGTGCGGTGGGCTTCAATCTGCGCACCTCGACAAACGATCAGGCCGCGCTCTCCACGATACTATCGCCGCGCGCGTCAAGGAATCCGCATCAAGCCGAAATGTTGGGTGACATCGCGGAACTCTTCAAGGCTTCGTTTGAACGGGTGCGACAATGACCGTAGAACTCTACTCCGCCATCCTCTCTCCCTCCGGCCCGAACTACTCAAGCTGGCACGAGGTCCTCGGCTCCGATCGCGTTCCCCTGAAAAGCTCCGCATCGGTCAAGGCTGACTTCGGGCCGGAGAAAAACGTCGAAGCCTACTTCCTCGATCTCGGCGCACTCACCTTGCCCCAGCGTGCGCGGCTGCTGGCCATGCTGGCGCGGAAATTCAAAGCGCCCATCTATGAAGTGGAAGCGGAGATCACCAATGCCGGCTTCCCGATCCGCGCCGTGGACGTGATTGTCAGGTTTGATGTGAGGGCGTTTGTATGAGCGCAGTTCCCACCTTTCGCCACGTCGAGTCCCGCTGTCCCCAGTGCGACTACAAGCTCGACGCATCGAGTCACGTTCAGGGCGACGATCCGAGTCCGCCAGAGCCGGGGGATGCTTCGGTGTGTCTCAACTGCGGACAGGTGCTCACCTACGAAGAGGAAGGGCGACTGCGCAAGGCGACGGTGCGCGACATCGGCGAGTTGATGAGTGCGAATCCGGAAGACTGGGCCGTGATCGAGAAGGCGCAGATGTTCATCCGGCAGAGAGGGCGGTTCAAATGAAGGCCCTAACCCTCTGGCAGCCGTGGGCAACTCTCGTGGCGATGGGAGAGAAGCGTATCGAGACGCGCAACTGGAGCACGAAGTATCGCGGCGAGTTGGCGATTCACGCGGCGGCGAAACTGCCTCCGAAGTGGCTGGGGGCTTCTTCTCGGACTGATCCGTTCCGTGATGAGCTAGCCGACTTGTTTGCTGTGCGTCGGGATCGTGACGACCGTGGCGGCAAGCACGTGGACGATCTTCTGCGCACTCTTCCTCTGGGGAAAGTCGTGTGTGTGGTCCGACTGATGGCGGTCGAAGAAATCAACGACATGCTGCGCGAAACGCTCTCGACCCGCGAACGACTCTTCGGCAATTACGAAGGAGGGCGCTACGCCTGGCATCTCGAAATGGTGGACGTGATCGAGCCACCAATCCCGGCGAAAGGCCAGCGTTTGCTCTGGAATTGGAATTCAACGACCGACTCTCACGAGCACACTGGGCCTCTTGGGCAGCGGACCCCGAATGCCCTCACCCCGGAGAGTGAACGCCGAGACCCAAAGATTTCTGATTTTTCGAGCCTCATCCCCCGAGGCAACTTCAACGGAGGGAACTAACAACCCATGAACACACAATCGCTGACCACCCAACCCATCACCACTGAGGAAGTCTTACTCAGGCAAACCACCATCACCCCGCTATCCCGCCCACCCCGAGCGCAACTGCTTCGCGTGCTCCGCGCCGAACTCGAGGCCTGCCACATCCCACTCGACCAGCAGGTCTTAATCGTCGGGGGCAGCGCCGAGGACGAACAACTCCTCCGGCAAGCCGGGTTCCAGCGCATTGTGAACTCGAACCTGTCCACGGACATGGAACGACTGAATAGCGAAGAGACGAATGGCAGTCGCGAAGAAACCAAGCACCTGGCCCTCGATGCGGAGCAGATCGACCTGCCCTCCGATTCCCACGACCTGGTCTTCGCCTCGGAAGTTCTGCATCACTGCGCCTCGCCCCACAAAGCATTGTGCGAAATGCTGCGGGTGAGCCGGCGCTACGTCGTATTCATGGAGCCCAACGATTCCGCGGCCATGAACGCCTTAGTCCGGATGAACTTCTCCTTCCCTTACGAGCTCCCGGCCGTGATCCACCACAACTATCAATCGGGAGGACTGCGCGACTCACAGATCCCGAACTTCATCTACCGCTGGAACCGGCACGAGGTCGAGAAAACGGTCGCTTCCTGCATTCCCGAGCGAATCTTTTCCGTGCGCGCCCATCCCTACTGGGACTTCGGCATCAGCCGGGAAGAACTCGACCGGAGGAAAGCGACGCGCATTGGCACCATCACATCGGCTCTCGGCGCCGGGAACTTCATCGCGCTGCTGCGGGTGGCGCAACTCGTCCTGAACCGGATTCCTCTTCTCCGATCACAGGGGAACAAGTTTTTCTGCTGTATCGACAAAGGGGAGGAGTTGAAGCCGTGGATGGCGCGGCAGGGGAAGGAAATCGTTTTCAACCGCGAGTATGGTCGCTGATCGCGAGGTGTTGTATGAAAGTTCTCGCCGAGATCGTTGTGCTGGTCCTGGGGCTGGGTTTAATCGCGGCGAACCTGGCCCTCGTGGCCTACCGGATCGGAGTGAAAGACGGATTCAAGGAAGGCTACGCCAAAGGACGGCGGGAAATTGATACCTGGTGGGTGGAGATGGATAATCAGCTAGAGGAAGAGTGGCTGAAAATCTGGCGAGAAGAACGCTGAGGGTCTACTAGGCGTCGCCTGAAAGAGAGCAAACCGGGGCCCTGCCCGGCAATCAGAAGAGAGGTGGTGAGAGTGGCGAGAGTCATCGGCAACGGCGAGATCAAGGGCGAGGTCACATTGGTGATGAGTGAGGCAGAAGCGAAAGCGCTCGATGCCCTCGTTGGCTACGGCCCGGCGGAGTTTCTGAAGGTCTTTTACGAACATCTCGGCAAGGCGTATCTACAGCCGCACGAGCGAGGCTTGAGAGCACTGTTTGAGTCTGTTCGCAATGGGGAAGGATCGGTATCGAATTTCCTGAAGCGCGTCCACGATGCGCGAGACGTGTTCACCGGGAAAAAGCAGGCTTACGCACCGCCCGTGTACACAGGCAAACCGACCACCAGCAAGCAAGAGGTTTCAGGGTAAGGGACCCGGAAGCCCCAAAGTTGGAAGAGGGACACGTAGAAAAAATGAGCTACTCCGAAGAGAACGGATTCGTGGTACTCCGGATGACGCGAGAAGACTACGAATTCTTGATGTTTAATCTTGGAGCCTGTATCGCCGCTCAACAGATTCATCGCGGAACGACCCTTCCCCGGCTGATAGGCATGTCGAACCGGCTCAACGAGGGCAACCCGCACTACACCCCGTACCAGGTGGGAGAGAAACAGCCGTGACCAGAAAACGCGGCGATTCCGTGACTGACTGGACCGAGTGGGAAGATGCTGTGTTGCGCGATCTATATCCGCGAAGAATGTATGGCGAAATCGCGAAACAGCTTCGTCGGTCTCCTGGAGCCATTGCTGCGCGTGCTCATAAGTTGCGTCTTCGTAAGAATCCGGGTGCTCGCAGATCGTGGAAACTCTGGACTAAATATGCCCTCGTTATCAGGCTGGGGCTTCGCACGCTGGAGAGAAGTTGCGAAGCTGCTGGGAATCGTGAAGGAGTGGAGAGGGTCAAGGAAGCGGTATGCGCGCTTTTCCCGGAAGAAGTTTCACCGACTAGCCTTTCTCCGAGTTGCACACCCAGTGCGCCGCCCCGTTCCAATCCTTCCCGTCCTTCGTGATTCGATCGTCTCTCCACGCGGCTCCCATGCCCCTGCGTCGCTGATGTTCAAAAGTGGCAAGGCTCAGAGCCAATCGCTTCCCGCAGAGGCAGCAGCGGCCTCCCTGACGCAAGAGCATGGCCTCCACGCGGCGCTTGTATTCCTTCCAACCTGCCGACGAATCCTGGCAGACTTCCCTTCCGTCCGGGTACACCCGCACGGCGCCATTCAGGATCAGGGTGAAGCGGAGGGAGGACTCCTTGGGTTCCGGGTGCCAGTGGTAGTCCCCTCGGGGGATGGGGCGGCGGCGAATCACGGCTTCGACTTCTCCTTCATCTCGTCGATGGATTCCTCCAGTTCCTTCACTCTGCGAATGTGCTTGAGAGCGACGGCGGTAAACCAGTGCGAACCGAGAGGAGCAAGGGCGAACATGGCCGCCGAATACCAGTTTCTCTGCCATGCCGAAAACAGCGCGTTGAACCAAAACACGGCGTACCAAATCAGCCGGATGCGGATGAGTGCGTGGGCGCGGGGGATGGGGCGGCGGCGGATCATCGACTCAAACTTTCGACTAGGACGCTTTTTGCCCGATTCATTGCGGCCTGATCTCCGACTTCGACGAGTTGCTTCAGGGCTTGGAATACCTCTACGGCCAGTCCCAGTTCGACGAACTGTTTGCAGGGGCAGTCCTCTTGGGCACGGAAGTGGCCGCCTAGGATGGTGTGCTGTCCTGCGACGACGGAGCATTGGTGCCCGAAGTGGACCTCTCGCGTGTGACCACAGATGCACAGATCAGCTAGATGCATGGTGCCCCTCTCCATGCTTCTCTTCCCACTGTTCTCTGAAATCAGCGATCGCTTCTTCTTCGGTTCGTCCGTAGCCGACACACTGTGGTCCTGCGTCTAGAGCGCCGTCGTAAGAATCATCGTCGTAGGCGCACCAGTCGAATTGACGGAGGGGGATCGGAGGGTAGACGAAAGAGGTGGTGATCTTCATACATTCTTCCAGCCTTCCTTTTTGCGGTGCCGCTCAAGCTCGATTGTGTAGAGCTTCTCGATGTCCGAGGGGCAGCCGTGGTAGGCGTTGCGCATGCAGGTCAGCGTGAATCGGCCAGTGGCGTGCGTGCCCATCCCAGCTCCGGAGGCTCCGCGTGTCTCAAATCTTCCCGGCGCGAAGCATTCCCGTCCTATACACTGGCGATCGATCATCCAGTAGCGGCCCTTCTCGCCTTTGCGTCGGACGTAGCTCACGAGTTTGCACCTACAATTTCCGCGCAGCGAATCATCGGGCGTTCGCCGTCGCGTGAACGGTGGTGGACGTCATCGAATTCAGAGACCGGATAGCAAGACAGGTACGATGCGCCGCACTTGGGACACTTTGGCGCGAAGGTCTGACGCCGCGATTTACAGCGGTCGCACTGGCAGTCGGTATCGTGCGGGCCGATTCCTAGGGTCATGGCTTGGCCTTACGGATGACGGCGGCGATCTTCGCGCAGTGAGTCATCCCACACTTCATGCGATCCGGTTCTTTGGCGAACGTGTCATGCAGATCGTGCCACTTGCGGTGCAACTCTTCGAGGGTTTCCAGTAGTTCTCCGTTGACGCGGCACATGTGCTCGATTTTCTCGGTGCGATGCTTCAATCCTGACAACGCTGGGCGGCGTGCAAGAACTTCGTCGATGGTCTGGAGTTCCATGTTCGCCAGGTCGAGCTTCAGCGCCAGGTCTTGCACCATCTCGTCTTGTTCCATCTTGGTCTCCTCAGTGCGCGATTCTCTACGCGCAGACCGGGACTACTACACATTTGTATAGCAGTCCCCGGTTTCGACCTGCGTTCCTCCTTTCAGTCCCCCGTGAGTTCCCTGTTTGGCCAATTGTCGAGTTGTGGGACGATGGGTTGCGGTCCTTTCGGCTTCACCGCGTCGACGCTCTTGACCAGCATCAACTCCATGAGGGTAACGCCGTGACCTGGGTTCGTGACGTCGTCGGTCGCGAGGTGGAGCAATCCGGCGAGCGAAGCCTGGTCGGTGATCTTCTCGCCGCCGTCGATCCGCGTCCGGAGCGCCTTCGCGATTAGCACGTTGCGGCGCAGGTTGATCGTCGGAACCTCTTCCTCCATCCTTGTCCAAGAGGAAAAGCCATTCAGGAATTCCAGCGTGAGGTTGCGGTTCATGGCGTCGATCTTCGAGCGTTTCTCGCCGCCGGGGAAGCAGTGGGAGAGTTCGTTGTCGAGCTCCTCCAGGAAGCACTTGCGCTGGATGTGGGCTTCGTGGGCGCTATGCTCGGAGTTCGACTGAAATAGAACCTCCGACTTCGGGCGACCCACGTCTTCGACGTTGTGCACGCCTCCGATGTTGATGGTCTGGAAGTGGGGATTGAAGCTTTCCGCCACGGCTTTGTAATAGCCAGGCTTGTACTCGGGTTGATCCTTCCAGGAGAACGCCTTCCCGTTCAGCGCCCACACGCGGCACTTTTTGATGGTGGCGACGTGCAGGGACTGGCTCTTGAAAGTCTTGCGTGCGCGGCCCTTGACCTTCTCGTATTGCAGGAAGTCGGGATCGCTGATCGAGGACATCTGAATTTCGAGGTCCGGTTCGTGGCCGAAGTCGCCCTCGCTCTTAATCTTCGTGTCGCCCTTTGAGAGTTCCTTCACGATCTCGCCGCGCTCGTTCTCGATCTCGTACTCTTCCCAGTCGAAGCCCAGCCGTCCCGTGACCAGGTAGTGAAGCGGAGAGTCCTGAAAATTCTGCGAGAACGGAGCCCACTCTTCCTTGATGCGCCCGATCCGCGCCAGTCGCGGCCCTCCGGCCTTCATCCCCGCAGTGAACAATTCCTGCCAGAAGTGGGTGATGGAGTCTACGCCCACAGCGCAGCAGCCCTCCTTCTTTGCGTCTTGCGCCGCATTCCGCAAATCCACAAACGAACGTGAACGGTTGAGGAGCAGCGGCACGCCTTCCGCCTTGAAGATGTCGAGCACGAAATCGACGCCCTTCTCCGACGCGAGCCAGGCAACCGGCGCGCAGTTGTGAAACGTCTTTGAAAGATGGATGAGGAGCATCGCGAGCAGCGTGGTCTTCCCCGTGCCCGGACGTCCGTAGATAGAACCCTTTGCGAATCCGACTTCCTTCACTGCTGGTTTGAACGGCATGATTAAGCGGCCTCCTTAGCCGCGGACTGCGAATTTTTCCTGACTTGGTTTCTGTGAAATCGTTCTACGGCTTCGGCTGCTAACTGGTAGGTGAGTACGGCTTCCTGCAAAGCAAGGTGGGCTTTGGGGACTTCGCCCAGGTTGAGAAATCCGACAGAGATGATGGCCGCTCCTGCGACTGCGTAAGCGGCACGGTCTCTGGCTTTGGTGAGTTCGGTGTATTCGGCGTGAGCGGCGTCGGTCATCGGGAAGCCCCTTTCTGCTTGGCAGATTTGTGATTGGAGAAAATCGCGTGCTGCCCCCGGATGAACTGGCAGACTTCCTCAATGTCCCGGCTTTCAAACACCTGATCCTCGACCGGGACGGCTGCGATGACGGTTCCCTGCTCTACATCGAGCGGCATCATGAGAGGACGACCGTCATGTAAGGAGACGAAGATCGAGTGGAAGGAAGTGTCGAAGTGGAGGACCACCTGGCGCTCAGCCACGGGGAGCCTCCAACTCGTCCTCGTCGCCCGGTTTGTCATAGACCGATCCTTGGTGGTCCGGATCGTTGTCAGGAACGAACACAGCGGTAATGCCATTCTCTTCGCAGTCTTGGTGTTCGAGGGAATGACGGAGCGACTCCGGCAGAATCTTTTCGAGACGCTGAGGCCGCCACACCTTGAAGATGCCAGCGAGGAACTTGTGTCCCTTGCCGTCGCAGGCTTCACAGAGTTCACTTTGGCCCATCTCGCCGATGTAGCCTTTCGCCATGCACGCCGAGCAGCCCATGCGAATCGTTTTCGGATGCGCGAGTAGCACCCATGTCTCGCCAACCTTGAATCCGCGCGGGACGGCTTTAAGGCGCCGACTGACGCCAAGCTCCGCACTCTCTTTGTCGAAGTCTGCGGGTGTTTTATAGAAACGCTCGCCGATCCAGATGAGGCCAGCCTTTCCCATTTCGTCAGTCGCCATGCAAAGCGGACAAGGAAACTCATCTTCGCAATCACGATGAACGCCGCCGACGAGGCCATTGACATCGACCCATGTCCAGCCGCGCGTCTGTTTGAATCCGTGGGAGCAAACCGGGCAAACGTCCAGCGCGATCGGCAGCCGGTCACAAGCGATCCCAGCGCCATCGCTCACCAGGTACAAACCGCCGATCTTGCGATAACCGCAACCTCTCTTTTTTTCAACGGCCATTGGGCACCTCCCGATAGTGCAGCGCGCAGTAATCCATCTCGGTCGCCACGTCGTGCACTACGGCCACGCGGCGGCAAGGCTGCCCGTCACAAGCACCCCATGTCGTCTCGGGGTACTCGTAGCAGCAGACGGAAGAGGTTGGATTCGACGGGAAAGTCGGCGGCGTAACCAGGGAGCTAATTGCCGCCTTGAATACCTGTGGAAAAGATGGGTGGGTGAGAACGGGTATAGTCTTTGCAGCCACTGTGAGCCTCCTTCGTAGGCTTGCTGTTGGTTAGCCCCGCGCGCCTACTTGCAATAGGCACGCGGGGCGGCTAAAGGTTTTGTTACTGAGGTTTCTTCCCTTCCAGATCGTCGAGGCGTTCGTCGTGGCTCAGGAGAATGTTGGCCACTTTGGTGAACCCGTTATTGACCGTATCCTCCAACCGCTGCAACGACTCTTCGGTTTTGATCTGCATTCCCGATAGTAATTCGACGTTCCGCGCAATCGAATCGACGCGCTCAGTGAGTTTGTCTAGCCTTTCTTCCGGTGTCATGTGCCCTCCGTTGAGCATGGGAATACATTATACGTAGCGCCACGTACTGTCAAGAACTTTAGTCGCCGCGTTTTCATGTAGTTACGTAACGCTACGTATAAAGCCTTGGAAGCGCATGGTAGAAATGTAGTCGATGTCACCGAAGAATCCTGCCGCCGTCGCTTTAGGCCGGAAAGGCGGCCACGCCCGCGCCGCAAAGATGACCAAGGAGCAACGCTCCGAATCCGCCCGGAAAGCGGTTCGGGCGCGATGGGAGAAAACCCTCGACAAGCTGGAGAAGAAAAGCGTGGCTCGTTTGCCCAAACTCAAGAAAGAGAAAGGAACCAAGTGAGCATCGAAGAACGCCGTAGCTCCGTCACTGAATATCGTTTCAAGGGCAAGGGCACCATAGACTGGCCCGTGATTACTGCCGAACCCGGAGAGGTTCGGACCAGCATGTACACCTTCGAAAACACCGCGCAGCTTGAGGAATATATCGAAGCGCTGCGTAAAGCGGCAAAGGGAGCGAATTTGCCGGATGGCTCAGACCAGGCAAAATCCGCGTAAGCCCGCCGTAAAAAAGCCCGGCAAAAGTCCGATGCTCTGGGTAAGAACGGCTGAGATCGATGGCTTCCTCTTCATCGAAATCGTTCGCAACCGCCGCCCTGATACTCCTCAGCGTTCTTCTTTTGAGCGCAGGCACCGCTAAACCGGAAAAGCCAGTCGAGCCGTATTCTGAATACGATGTTCGGAAGGCGCAAGACTGCACGACAAACGGCGATCATCTCGAAGCCTGCATTCACGATCAGGGCGTGGGCCGTCCCTGCCGGTGCTGGCACCAAGAGGATTTGTCGAAGCTGGTGTGCTCTTCCGAGCAAACGGCCCACAGTTTCGTAGTTCGGCAGCCGATGCCTTTCTGGTGCGAGGAGAAACATTGATGGAGCGCTGGGTCAAGGCGGAGAAGGATAAAGCGTGAGGCTGATCGTCGGCCTTGTCTGTGGCTGGTTGATCTGCGGTATCGCGGCGGTTTGGGTCATCATCGCCACTCGTGATTTGATGTGGACGAACCAGCCGCATTGGTTCGCTCTCGGTTGGGACGTGTTTCTCCTATTCGTGGCCTTTGCACTCCCCGTGAAGACGGTGATCTTAATCGACGCTTTGTCGAAGCTGACCACGAGCAAGCGTGACGGTGGGTAGCTGGACCTGAACCACTCTCGCCACTCCCTGCTTCCTCCCTTCCTGCTCCACCATTCTCCTCAGTGACGACACATCGCATCCTCGGTCTTATCGTGCTCCTCCTGCCCTTCCTGTTTCTGTTTCGGATGATGGCGCAGACGGACGGAACTTGGCTGGCCCTCAAGAGCTTGGCGATAAGCCTTTTCGTCGTCGGGTGGATCGCGTTCGGGGCTTGGTTGCTCATCTCGTGAGGGGTTAAAATGCTGCCATGAAACTGAGCGAAGCGATTCTTCTGGGAAGTACCCTGAGTCCGCAGGGAATGGGGATGTACGAGGACGCCGAGGGACGCCGTTGTGCGCTGGGCTCGGCCTTAGCGGCTGTCGGTGAAACGGTGCGGCCGCTCCCGGAGGATGAGAGCGACGAGACGATCCGAGTCGATAAACTACTCTCGAAACACTGGCCGCAGATTGACCTCCCGTTGTACGACGCGATGTGTCCCGACGACTGCGGCGGCCAATGTCTGGAACTCGGCTGTCTGATCGTCCACCTGAATGACGACCATCACTGGTCGCGAGAGAAGATCGCCTCCCACGTGGCGCAAATTGAGCCTCCGGAAGCTGTTGAAGTTGGCGTTCCCGACTCCCGCAACGCGCACACTGAGCTTTGTGGGCAGGGACCCCGAATCCTCTCGCTCGAAGCCCCAACTTCGTAGACGATGAAGATTTTGAAGTCTCAGGCGTGCTGACTCAGCACTTCTTCTCTAAGCACTGAGGTAACTTCTGGAACCCTCTGCGGCGGCTTTCGCTTCATCAACTTCTTCGAGTTCTCTTTGACCCACCGGCAGGCGCAGCAATCCCTTACCGGGTCAAACCCAGCCGATGCCGGTTGATGGCAGGAATGCGCGTAAGGTGAGAGAACGACTCGCATACTGGATGAGATGACGGTCTCATGGCTTTCACCTCAAGCCCTATCAGGGAATCCCCTGAGAAGCGACTTACGGAAGGCCAGGGGGGTACATGTCCGGTTGGAAGGGGTAACTGTACTTTGGTAACCTCCGCCCACTCGCGGGGAGCCGCTAGACTTCCTGAGACTGCTAGATTGAGTCCATCCGAATACCCGGTCGACGTCCGGCGCTTTTTAAATGTCCTTCCTTTCTGGGGAGAAGTGCGTCCGCCCCCAGCGAATCCCTTCCATCCGACATGGCCGCCACCGATCTAGTTCCCTGCTTCTATACAGGGCAGAATTTCCGCTGGGAAAAACCCGCCGAATTCCGCGTGCGCGCCGAACTCCACCGGCTCAAGAAACTAAAGCTGGGCCGGTTCGATGACCACGGCAAAATCTTCCTCTTCTTCAAAGCCATCGCAGCGAAAGCGAAAACGCTCTGGGACGGTCCCCTCGGTCGCGGCCTCTTGGTTCCCTTCTCAAAACCCAAGAGCTACGGGGACAAGCTGCACTACGAGTGTGCGATGGCCGGAGATGGAAGCTGGCTGCGCGGCTATCGGCCACGCCGGGAGATTGAAGTCTCCCCCCGCTCGAAGTTCTCCCAGCCTGGCATTCAGTGGCGTGGATATGTGCGCCAGGTAGAGGTGACGGCGTGAGCGCAGCCACTCTGCCAATTCGAGAGGACTCCCTTCGTGATTCCATTGCCAGGCAGTATCCGCATTTGACGGCGCGCGAATTGGAAATCCTGCAGATGGCTGCGGACGGCGTAGACTGCGAAAACACCGCTCGGGAACTGGGGATTTGTCGCGGAAGCGTGAAGCGCTACCGGAATTTCGCGACTGTCAAATTGGGTGCCGACAACATAACGCAGGCAGTAGCGATGGCTCTGCGACGCGGCCTGATCAAGTGAGATTTCAACCGCTCTCAGCAACGTGCACACTGAGCTTTATGGGCTTGGGACCCATCCCAAAGCTCTCGCTCAGCGTACCCGCCTAGTAGAAAACATGTGCGTCTCTATTTGCTGGGATTCCTGGATTTCGACGACCTCGTGGAGCGAGCCTTTCATCAAGCCTTACGATCGGACAAGAAGTTGAGTCCGGAGATGACCCAGCTATTAAGTCTGGTAGTGTTCCAGGGCTACGAATTGTTCCCGGCCAAGGTGTTCGGCGGCTGTGAATTGTTCCCTGCTAAGGGTGAGTCTGAAGGGAAGAGCAGGAAGCCGGCATGAAGACAGGATTCTTCCACTCCGAGATGTATCGCCGCGAACGCGAGCTGGTCGAATCCGCCCTGGAGCAGCACCACTGGAACCGGCGCCAGGCTGCGAAGTTCTTAGGAGTCAGCTACCGGACCGTGTTCTACATGATTGAGAAGCACAACCTGCTGTCCCCGAGAGAGCGAATGCGGATTCTGCGAAATGCGGAAAGGTTCGGACTGGCCAATCCGCAGTATGCGTGACCCCGACCTCCAGCCAGCGATCGACCTCGGGCTATACACCCCCGGCGGCAAGCGAGAATTTGCGCGGGACTCTCCCGAGGGTTTGGTTAAATCGCTCAACAAGGCGCACGACAACCAGGTCCGATCGGCGGCGCTCATCACCAAACTACAAACTCAGATATTAGGAATGCGCCGGGAGTACCGGATCAAGCTCTGGGTCCTGACCAGCGCGGTCGTGGGCATGGCGGCAATCCTAGGCTGGCTGATTGACTGGGTTCGATGATTTCACCTGGCCTCGCGACGAGCACGCTGAGCTTGATGGGCACGGGACCCGGTATAGCTCCGCTCAAAGCCACTGCTTCGTAGACTATGAATCTCGCTCCCCACGCCCGTGTATCGACTCCCACGCCGGCTCCTCACCTCGAGTCGCATCACTGCTCAACCGTAGGCCGGAAAGATTCCCAGGACCCAGTGCTTCGCCAAGAGATCCCGGACGATGACGACGGGGAAGCCCGGCAGTAAACATGAAACTCGGCATCGCACCCCGCGTCTCCGCAAGGAAGCGTCGCAGAAATCCGACGCCGGCGCCGATCGCGCTCAACCATGGCGAGCTGCGCGCGGTACTTCTGAAAGCGAGAGAGTTGGACTATCCGGTCTATGTCCTGATGCTGATCCAGTACCACCACGCCGGCCGGAACTCAGAAATGATCCACTTGCGACGGGCGAATTTTGCAGACGGATTCATCAGCTATAAGCGAGGCAAGGGTTCGGAGCCTTGCCGGCAGCGCCTGGTCGAATCGAAGGACAATCTACTCGATGAAACCAAAGTGGTCGTCGATTTCGTGCGCGACCTGAAGCCGAAAGACAGGCTCTATGCCCGGACGCGATGGACCTACTGGCGTCACCTGGTGAAACTCGCGCGTGCGGCTGGAATCCCGCGGCACAAAGCCAAGACCACCGTTTTGAAACATACGATTTGCACGGACGTGACCGAGAAGTTTGGGCTGCCGGCCGCGCAACGGCGAGCCGGACATGTGAACGGAGCCAGCACATTGCGCTACACGAAGATGCGCGAGGACCAAGTGGATGATCTGATCGCGCTGGGAATGGGAAAACGTGCACCAAAATAGCATATTGGTGCAGGCGGCTCTTTATGAACGACTTGCGGTCCTTTCCCGGTCTGAAAACCTGCAAACAATCAATCGGAAATCAACCAATTCCGCCGCAAATCAATGGTTTTCAATCACTTAATTCAAACGATCGGCGCGCGAAATCAGGCGTCTCATTTTTCTAAGTCGTTGCAAATACTGGGACGAGTGCCGCTGCCTCCTTTGAAAAAGGTTCCGTTTCATTGATTTCGGTTGATTTATATAGACGAATTCAAAGGTGAGTCCAGCCAAAAAGAAGGGTGCCGGGGGGAAGAGTGTCGGCGAAAAGAAGAAGGGTGGGGCGCGGCCAGGCGCCGGCCGGAAGAAGCGTGAGGCCCCGGTCGAGATCATCGACGGCCGCACCATCACCGGCAAAGACCATGCGCAGACCCTCATCGATGAACTGAACGCGATCGATCCCCAGATCATGGCGGACCGGGATCTGAGAGTCAGCCCGGATCCAGTCGAGATCCCCGACGACCCGGACAAGGAAAAACGCAAGTACCTGGAGAAGCTCGAGGCGCAGCGCAAACACCTCCTCGAGATAAGAAATGCCGCCGATGCCAAGTTCAACGCACTCCGCTACGAAGTCCAGGGCTGGGCGCTGCTCTGGTTCGGTTCGCGCACGGCACTCGAAACCCGGAAGTATCTCTACGACCGCGCCAAGGGTAAGGCCGTGATCACCGTGAACCACGTGCACGACAAGCCCATGGAATACAACGTCACCTTGAACCTGTCCGAGCGCTTCCGCATCGCCATGGAGAAAGCCCAGAAACGTGTCAGCGACCTCCGCTAATTACGTGGACTACCGACAGGAGCTAGTGGAAAAGCTCTACGGCTTTCGCCACGATCCACTGGGCTACGTGCTTTACAACTACCCATGGAAGGACGGCGAGCTCGTGAACTACAGCGGGCCGCGAGTTTTCCAGCGCGAAGTTCTGGATTACATCGGCAAGTGGTTCTCGAACTCGCTCACCGGTGCCGATCGCGCGCGCTTCGGCCAAGAGACACGGGACCGCGTCTGCCGTATCGCCATCAGCTCCGGCCAGGGACCAGGCAAAACCACACTGGGCGTCTGGGTCGCGAGCTGGGCCAAAGATACCTTCCTCGATGCCATGGTGCGCGTTACAGCGAATACCGATCGCCAGTTGACCACAGTGATGCAGCCAGAGTATGCGCGCTGGCACCGCCGCGCTCTGAATGCAGATGACTGGAGCGTGCATTCTCAGTCCATTAAGGCCGACGACCCGGCTCACGATGACACCTGGCGCATCGACCTGATGCCTTGGTCGCAGGATAACCCTCAGGCGTTCGCCGGCAAACACAATGCCGGCAGGCGGATGGTCTTCATCATTGAGGAAGCCAGCGAAGTCTCTGACGAAATCTTCCGAGTCGCCAACGGGGCGCTGACCGACGAGAATACCGAAAAGCTGTTCCTGATCATCTCGAATCCCACGCGGAACACTGGCTACTTTTACGAGGCCGTGTTTGGCGCGCAGCGTGATCGCTGGAAGTCCTGGGTGATCGACTCTCGCGATGTCGAAGGCTGCAACGTCGATGAGATCAACGGGTGGTTGGCTGAATGCGAAGGGAATGATGATGCGGACTATTTCCGCGTGCGCGCCCGCGGACTCTTTCCCAAGGGGGCCTCGGGACAATTCATTGATCTGGATCTCATCCACAAAGCACAGAGACGCGAAGCGGTCTGCTTATCGGATGACCCGGTCGTCGCCGGCTGCGATCTAGCCTGGGGCGGCTCCGACGACAACGTAATCCGCTTCCGCAAGGGCAACGACGCTCGCTCGATCCCCCCGATCCGCATCAAGGGAGAATTCACGCGGGATCCGGCCGTGATGATCGACAAGATCACGCGCGTGCTCTCCGAGACTTACAACGGCGAGAAGGTTTCGATGATGTTCTGTGACTCCGCCGGCATCGCGGGTTCCGTTGTCACACGAGTGCGCCAGTTGGGATTCCAGAACATCATGGAGGTGAACTTCGGCGCCGACTCGCCGGATCCCCACTGCGCCTATATGCGGGACTTCATGTGGAGCCAGATGCGCCAGGGCCTCATTGATGGTCTCGCGATCGACAACGATCCGGGCTTGGCTGCCGATCTTTCAAAGCCGATGCTGGTCTCCGATCTCAAGCAACGTACCAAACTGGAATCCAAAGAGATCATGATGCGCCGGCTGTCGAAGCTGGGGATTGAATCCTCGTCACCGGATGATGGCGACGCTCTCGCGCTGACTTATCGCATGCCGGTACAGCAGACGAAGGTTATTCGCTCGACCACCCCGCAAATCAGCGCCTGGGAGCGGTCTGGCGACGGCGGATGGATGGGCTAACTCCATGGAACCGCTAGAGCCCCTCACCCGGCAGATTTATTACAAAGGCGACGGCCTCGTCACCGAACCACTGGTCGTAAAGCCTGCGAATTGGACCCGCCGCCAGTGGCGCGAAGCCGTGAGGAAGGGAAAGCGCGTCGTGAAGCAACAGGCGAAAGCCGAAGCGCGCAAGCCGGAGTCGGTCAAGATCGATGATCGTCTCCACGCCGCCGGCCTGATCTCCCCGCGCGATGTAGCAGCCGTTCGCCCAGTTCATTTCGACACCACACTTTTAGGAGCATAAGACCATGACACCAGGAATCCAGGTAGCAGAAGCAAAGGAACGCACCAGGCCAAAAGTATTGGACCGGCTCGAAATTCGTCCGCAGCTCGGGGGCGGCCACATCGTCAACCACGTCTACGAGGGCTATCACCACGACCCGATGCCGGTGAAGTTCGACAAAGACGGCAAGCGCGAGGGCAAAGGCAGCGGCAATGGCGAGCATGTCGTCGCTCACCTGATCAAACATGCCGGACTTCCGCCCATGGAAGGCGCAGAAGGCGAAGGCGACGAGACTGCGAACGAAGAACCGGAATAGACCTTACACAAGATTTACCTGCACCCAGGGGAGGGCGGCTCAAGGAGCTCGACTCTCGATGCCGCCCATTTTTGCTTTATGAACTTCGACGACGCGACGATTGAGCAGATTCTCAAGATGGCAGGCTGGCAGCAGACCGCGCCATTCACCAAGCTGTGGCATCGCGCCGGGCAAACCTCTTACATGAGTCTGGAAGACGCCCTCAAGAGCCAGATCGCACTTCCTGAAGCGCTCCGATTGCACACGCTGCCACAAGCCGATTTCTCAACTCGAAAGGACTAAATCAGATGACCACACGCACCTCCACCGGAAAAGGATTGTCGAAACCGCACAAGGCTGAGAAGCCCATGCCGGGAATCGGCAGCAACCTGGCCAACGCCAAGAGCATCGGGAGCTCGGAGAAGCCAGCCAATAAGAAGATCGGTTCGGGCGGGTTGCCCTCGACCTACTTCGGCAACTCCAAAGCCTGCAACGGCGAGTAAGTTTGCCCCAACCGTGCGCTCCCGAAACTGGGATGCGCCATGGGCTGAGAGGGGAGCCGGGGCTCGCATCCGTCCCGGAGAATCTCGGCCCACAAATCTTCGTCCTGTAAGCCTACCGAATGCCCGATGAGATACGCCCGGTTCTCTCCTTTCCCGTGGGGCCAGACGGCCTGTTCCGGGATACCGGCAAATACGACGAAGTCAAAGAAGAGCATGTCCGCCAAACCTTCTTCCAGATGTTTCAGTACACGGACCCCTTCTGTGGGAACCCGCGCATTTATGACGATGAAGGGGATTACGTTTGCGGAGACTGTAACAAGTTCGTTGAGGGCGGCTCGTGTCTCGCAGTGGAAGAGGCAATCAGTGGAGAACGCGGATCCTGCCGTCACTGGGAAAACAAAGACGCTGGAGACGCCGAGCTTAAATTCGCCAGGAAGATCAGCAAGGAGATGGCGGACTACGGCGAAACCCCGAAGACTGGCTTTGGCTGCCATCGCTGCGAATACCACGCCAAAGCAAAGTCAGAAGACTCGCAGGGCCGGGCGATGTTCTGCAAGCAGGGCGCGTTCCACGTCTTTAGCAACGCCTGCTGCGCGCTGAATGATACGCCGGGGATGAAAACGGATTTCAGTAAGAGGGGCGCGATCGTAGTCGAAGGCGGGAAACGGACCTAGCGCGATGCCAGCCTTTCTCGAAGCCGAACTGAAGAAGTCCGCGGCAAAGAAGGGCTTTTCCGGCAAGAAGGCGGATCGGTACGTGTACGGCGCGATGAACAACATGGGCGCGATGCGGGGCTCGAAGATCACACCCAAGGGGAGGCGCATGGAGCGTAAACATGCGTCGAAGCTGGGGCATGAGAAGATGCGGAAGTTGAGTGAGTTGGCATGAAACGGCCATTTATTCTGAGCGTTGGGATCTCGGATGGCGAATATCAGGGACACGCCTACGCGCGGATCAGCGCAGAGGATATGCTGCTGCCCGAACAGGATTTCATTGAGCGATACCTGAAACCCGCATATATTCAGGCGGCGCGCGAGTTGGACGCGAGAACACAGCAACCGGCATGAAGACGCTCTTCGCATTTGTCTTCTGGATCACGAACCAAGCCCTCGACATCGCCGAGGACTACCGGGAGACTCGCTACCCTCATGGTGTCACATACACCGTGACGCTTCGGCCTCCACTCTTTGTCCGGCGCATAGAGTGCGACCATGCCGATCCGCAAGGGCATGTGCTCGCAGCTGGCTACTGTCTAGGCTGTGAGCAAATGGTTGACTGATGAAGGTGACACACTACGAGTTCGCGCTGCAGCTTCTGAGCCGGGACGAGAGCGATGGTGGCTTCGTCGCGGAAGCGCACAGCATCGGCAAACTGACGAAAGCCGATCTCGACTTACCCTTTGATCAATTCGCCGAGCGCTACCTGCGCCCAGCGTGGGAACAGGCGAAAGCTGAGCATGACTACCAGTTATCGCTCGTGGAAGAGGCGATGAAACTGAAACCCGGAGACAGGTTCACCATGGACTCCGTGAACCTCCTGAATACGAAGATCGGCAAAGCCTGATGCCCCAGACTCGCGAAGCCATCAAGCACGCCCCAGTCTCAAACGAAGTCTGGCGCAACAACCGGACGCAGGTCGGGGGACTCTGGTTCGACCCGCTGAAGATCAAACCAGTGGGGGATCACATTCTGGTGCTGCTGGACGACGAGACGCCGCCAAGTCAAGTCATCGCAGTCCCGGACATCGCCAAGAATCAGGAGATCGGCACGCGCGTGGGAACCGTCGTCGCCGTCGGGCCGGGCAAGTGGTATCAGAAACAATCCTCGCTGGAGAAAAACGGTCCGATCAGCTGGATTCTGAACAAGCTGATCTTCAAACCGACGACACTGAAGCCGGGAAACCGCGTGGCGATCGGCCACTACTCCGACTGGGAATCCTGGTCCGCAGATTTTGAAGGACGTGGAAGGAACGTAGTGCTGTGTCAGGAAGCGGACGTGCGGATTGTCATTGGGCAAGCTGTCGCTGACGCACCACCCGCTTGCAAACAGGCGCAGTGCGTAGAGCCAAGATCGATTCGTCCTCGCTTGCAGGCGCCGCAACGCCACACACCGGGGCTCTCTTGAAGGCACAGGAAGAGGAGTAAGGCCGTCTCCTCACGAGTAGATTCTTCGAACAAAGTGGTGACTCCCTGAACTACATCGGTGACTAGGTAAGTGTGCGGAACTTCAACCCCGATTTCGTAGAAAACAAACCTGGCCATGGGGCAATTTTAGCTGAAGCATCTGATCGGACATAAACCATGATCCTCTCCGAAGCGGCTAAAAAGAAAGTACCAACCTCGAAGCGCGGCGTCCCCGGCAAGAGCGGCACCGGCTCCTATCCCATGCCGGATAAGGCTCATGCCCGTAATTCTCGATGTTAGGGTTGTTTCTCCTTTTTGTGGAAATGTAGTGCGGCTCGCCGGAGCCAGTGCAGATTTGGTTTAACTGGAATGTTCCGAAGATCAGACGGCAGCAATGACACTTTGGCTCGAATCAGTGTGATCAGTCCCTCATATTCTGCAATCAGCGCGAAGCGGCTGGCCGTAAATACATCTCGCGCTTTTTGGTTGCTCGCAAGTGCAGCCTCCAAGCCTGCAGCGCGTTTCGTCATCGCATCAAGAGCACATTGCGCGGCTTCGAGCCGTTCGTGCTCGGCGTCATAAGCCTGTTTCCAATCTGAATCCGTCAGACTCATGCCCGTAATTCTCGGCTCCAAATCGAAGAAACGCAACAAGCGATTGACAGACGCCGAAGAGCGGATCACCACTTCGCTCAAACGCTTCAAGATCACCGCCGAGTCGGAGTCGGAGTCCCGCCGTCAGGCTCTGGAAGACCTGCGTTTTTCGATCGGCACCGGGCAATGGGACGAATCCGTCAAAGCCAACCGCGAAATCGAAGGCAAGCCCTGTCTGACCATCAACCGCGCCCCGGCATTCTTGCGCCAGTACACCGGTGAAGAGCGCCAGCACCGCCCCGCCATGCTGGTGAGTCCAGTGGGGGACGGCGCGGACAAGGAAGCAGCGAAGATTCACCAGGGAGTGCTCCGGCATGTCGAAGTCGTCAGTGTGGCCGACGTCACCTACGACAACAGCTACGACATGATGATGCGGATTGGCTGGTGTCCGTGGCGCGTGAACACGGAATTCGTCTCAGAGACCAGCTTCAATCAGGAGCCGCGCATCGAGGCGATCGAGAATCCCTTCGCGGTCTATCTTTCCCCCGTCCGACGTCCGGACGGCACCGATCCCCTCTGGGGCCACGTCATCCGCGACTACTCGAAAGAGGAATACCGCTCCGAATTCGGAGAGACCGACACCGCGAAACTGAATTTCCCTGTCTCCCAGGGCGCAGCGGAGCCGGACTGGGTCACGAAAGACGGCGTAAGAGTCGCGGAATACTGGTGGATCGACCTGCAGCCGAAGGTCCTCTGCCTGCTCGATGACGGCACGACCAAACTCAAAGAGCTAATTCTCGACGACCTCACGAAAGCGCGCGTGGTGCAGGAGCGCGAGACCATCGTCCGGAAAGTCCACTGCATCAAGCACGACGCGCTGACCATCATCAAGGAATACGACTGGCTGGGCCGCTATCTTCCCTTCCCGGAAGTCAACGGCGTGCGATTGAACGTGAACGGAAAGGTCTACCGCTCCGGGATGGTTAGAGATTACCGGGATGCCCAGCGAATCTACGACTTCATGGTGACACGCCAGGTGGAGCAGGTGGATCTCGTTTCAAAGGATCCGCTCTGGGTGCCGGTCGAGAACGCGCAGTTCGGCGAAGACTACCGGCAGATGAACCGGAAGAACTTCTCCCACCTGTTTTTCAAGGCTTACAACGAGAATGGGCAGCAGCTCCCGCCTCCGCAGCGCGCTGGCCGCGAAGCCCCGATCCAGGCCATGGCCGAAGTCATCAAACAGGCCGATTACGACATGAAAGCCGTGATCGGAATCTACGGTCCTTCACTCGGTGAAGAATCCGGCAGTGCGCAGGAGTCCGGCTTTGCGATTCTAAGTAGACAGGAACAATCCGACACCGGCGCCGTCGCCTGGCACGACAATTTGAACCGCGCCATCATGTGGCAGGGCAAAATACTGCTCGACCTCTGGCCGAAGCTGATCAACTCCGCGCGCGTGCAGCGCATCATCGACCCGGACGACAGCGTGCGGCATGCCGTCATCTTTAACTCCCAAAATCAAACCGACCAGGCCGACGCCGAGAAGCTGCTGAATGCGCAGATGGGGCTCAAGAAAGCCTATGACGTTGGTGTGGGTGATTACGATCTCGCGCTCTCCACTGGACCGATGTACAAGAGGGCCCGGCAAGAGGCATTCGCGGCGCTCACGGCAGTCATCAACGAGAACCCGGAAATGATGCTGCCGATCGTGGGCGACATCTGGGCCAAGAACGCCGACTTCCCCGACGCAGACGTGCTCTCCGAGCGCTTCAAGAAACTCCTGCCGCCGAATCTGCAGGATGGGGACTCGGGCGACCTGCAATCGAAGTATCTGGCGCTGCAGAGCCAGGTCCAGCAGATGTCCGACATCCACAACGCCATGGTGCAGGAACTGAGCCGCGCCGACGACACCATCCGCACCAAGCGCCTTGATCTCGAAAGCCGCGAACGGATTGCGCTGATGAACAGCTGGACCCAGCTGATGGTGCAGCGACTGAAATCGCACGACGTAGCCGCGCAAGCCGCCATGGACGCCCAGCTCCAGGTGATCACGCACCGCATGCAGCTGATGAATGAAGACCTGAGCATCGGAGCCGACGCCGGAGCGCCGCCGAACACGCCGGAACTGTCGCCCCAGGTTGAGCCGAAAGTTGTGCCCATGACCCCCGCAGCGCCGACGCCGCGACCGCAACCGGTGCAGTAAAGCTCCCCAACAATCCTATGAGTCGTCTTTCAGTCCCACTCTCGGTCAGTTTCGGGAGATTGCCTTGTCTCCTGTGCGCCCGAACGCATTTCACGCTCAGTATCGGTGGCCATCTAGCCACAATTCCCCACCTTAAACCTGGCTCCCTGCCTTCAGTATTTCGCAGTCTCCGAAGGATGTTCCGTGACGCTCGAATCGAGCATTTTTTCAACGAGCGGCAGCGGGCTTATGAACGATGTGCCAAGTGGCGAGTGGACTCCCCGGCCAGTTATAGAGCCTACGACTGCGACCTACAAGCGTTTGAACGGCTGGACCTGAAGTATCGCCAACTCGTGAAGCAGCGAGAGGTCCGTGAACGCACGTGGAGTGAGAAACAAACTCGAAAACTGCTAGCCAAGGGATGGCGACAAGACGAACGCGGTACATGGAGCCGTCCAGAAGTCAGTCCGTAACTCAGCAAACGCCGATCCACACACCCTACAAATCTAGGAGGAAGTGATGCCGCAAGGAATCATCATGCAATCGAGTTCGCACGGAGCCACCCCGGAGGCCATCGAGAAAGTTCTGGCCGAAAACGGTTACGAAGTCTCGAAGCCCGAAGAGTCCACCGAACCAGTCGAGCCGAAGCGCGAGGATTTTCCCTCACAGGAAGCCTATGCCAAGGCCCACGACGAATTCAAAGCCAAGCAAACGCCCACCGAAGTCGAAGAGCAAGAGCTGACCGAGCCGAAGCGCGAAGACTTCAAGACGGATGAAGAGTTCGACGACGCGCACGAGGAATTTGAGACCGCCCAGGAAGAGGCGGAAGACAAAGCCGCCCAGGAAGAGGAAAAGAAACGCCTGGCTGCGCTCCCCAAGAAAACCCGCCGCCAGAAGGCCATTGAGAAGGCCACGAAGCCGCTGCAGTCGGAACTGAACAAACTTCGCGACGAGCTCGCCGCCCTGCAGGGCAAGACCGCGAAACCTGCCGCGGAAGCCGAGACGAAGATCGAAACTCCCAAAGCTCCCAAACGCGAGGACTTCAAAACCGATGCCGAGTACGACGACGCGCTGTTTGATTACCGCTACCAGATGCGGCGCTCGAACGAGCAGAAGGAAGAGCAGAAAAAGGCATTCGAGAAGGCGCAGAAAGACTACCAGGCGCGCCTCGAACAGAATTTCAAGAACTACCAGTCCCAAGTCGCTGCCTTCAAGGAAGAGCACGACGACTGGGATGAAGTTGTAAATCAGACTGACATTCCCATCCACGAGAGCGTGTACCTGGCGGTCCAGGAGCAGGAGAACGGTGCCCAAGTGACCTACTACCTTGGCAAACACCCTGACTACGCGCGCCGCCTCGCGGAACTGAGTCCATTGTCCGCCGTCATGGAGATCGGCAAGCTCGCCGAAAGGCTGAAGCCTGCCTCGTCCGAACCAGGCGCAAACGGCAGACCCGAAAAGAAACCCACGCCACGACCGATTCCGGAGCCGGTTCGCCCGGTCTCGACCGCGGCCACATCTTCTACGCTCACCTCCCGCGAAGCCGCTAAGAATCGCGATTACAAAGCGTTCAAACAGGCCCAGCGCAAGGGTGCGTAGCCCACAGGAGAGTTCACCTTGGCCAACGTAATCCTTACCAACCAGGAGATCAGCTTCAAGAACCTGATGGTGCTTGAAAACTCGATCTCCTTCACCAAAAAGGTCGTCCGCCGTTACGACGACAAATTCGGGCGCGCGGGCGCAAAGATCGGCTACATCCTGAATATCCGCAAACCCGCCCGCTCCGTCTCCACCGCGGGGCAAGGCATCCAGCTGCAGGACTACATCGAACGCTCGGTGCCTCTGGTCCTTAACAAGCAGTACCAACAGGCGTGCGCTTTCACTTCCAGCGATCTTTCGCTGTCCCTCGACGATTTTACCAACCGGGTGACGAAGCCGAAGATCGTGCAACTCGCGAACGACATCGACTACGACGGCCTGCAGCAGTTCGTGAACGTGCCGGCCGAAGTGGGGACGCCCGGAACGGTTCCGTCATCCGCGGACACGTACCTCAATGTGTTGCAGGTGCTCGCGGATGAAGCCTTCCCAGTCGATGACGAGGAAGGATTGAGCCTGCATATCTCCCCGAGAATGCAGCGCAGCATCTTCCCTGCCCTGCAAGGCTTGGTAGCAACCGGCTCCGGCACCGCGAGTTTCGCATTCCTGCGGAACCTGGCGAAGGGCGAAGGCGGCGGCGAGGACTTCTACAAAGGCCTGGTCGCAAAGGGTCTGGGCTTCGATTGGTTCATGACCCAGAATGCGCCGACCTTCACCACCGGCACTCAGGGCGGCACCCCGGTCGTCGACGGCGGAAGCCAGACTGGCAGCTCGATCCTGTCGAGTGGCTGGACCGCTTCCACGAACGTATTGAACCAGGGCGACATCATCACCTTCGCCGGAGTGCACCGCATCAACCCGCTGACCCGTCAGTCCACCGGCGATCTGCGGCCGTTTGTGGTGACTGCTGGGGTAACGTCGAATGGCTCGGGAGTTGCCACGATCCCAATTGCCTGCGTCGACGGAGACGGAATCACCCTGGCCGGTCCGTACCAGACGGTCGATGCTTCCCCGGCAGCGAACGCGGCCATCACGGTCTCGGGCGCCAGCGCAGTGACCAGCTACCGCGGCGTGGGTTTCCATCCTGAGGCGTTCTGCTTCGGCTGCGCGGATCTCGAAATGTACGAGAACCAGCACATCATGGAAATGGCGGCCGACAAGGAACTGGGCCTCGCCATCCGCATGTGGGCCATGCCGGACATCAACACCGACCGGCTCCTGATGCGGTTGGACGTCCTCGGCGGCTGGCTGACCATGTATCCGCAGGCGGCGGTTCGAATCGCAAGCTAGAACCTGGGGGTGTGATCTAGCGGTCACACCCACTCCAAATTCCAACACAGAAAAGGAAAACTCATCACCATGACCATCAGAAAAGTTGTATCGCTCTTTCTTCTTCTGGCGGGTTTGGCTGTACTGGCAGTGGGCCAGCAGGGTCAGAACGCTTTAACCGCAACCAACCTCTCAAGCTCGATTTCGAGCGGAACCACGCAATTCTGCCTGTCTTCGGTCACGGGCATTAACGCTCCAGGGCCGTCGGCAACGCCGGTGAGCTGGATCTATGTGGATCGTGAAGCTATTGCGATCATGGGAGTCAATACCAGTACCGGCTGCGTATCGGTGCGACGTGGGGATCTCGGAACTCGCGCCGGTGCGCATGCTGCTGGCCAGGTAGTCCTGATCTCGCAGGCCTACCAGACGCAGTTGGGACTCGGAGGCAATCCCGTAAACAACGGATTCGACGATCACGATCCATCGGTCGGCTCGTTGTGCTATTCAACGAGTTCGCCGCTGGTCAGTCTGCCGCCGGCGTATCCACTCCTCAATGTGCTGACCGGAGCGCAATGGCTGTGCTCGACACTCACCAACGAATGGGTGCCGGGCTTCCAGAACGCTCTGGCACCGGGGTCGGCTGCCCCCACCACGGCGGTTGCTTCAGCCGCCTCGATCACGCCGAGCGGTCCCTTGTTTCACATGACGGGAACCACGCAGATCACACTCATCAACGTGCCTGTGGGCTTTGCCGCCAACGGCACTACGGCGAACGTTGGAGGAGGGCAGTTTTGCGTGATTCCGGATGCCGCCTACACCACGGCGACGGGCGGGACCGCCACCGCCACGGCTGTGCCTTTGAAGAAAGCCAGTACCGCCGTAGCCGGTCAGACCATGTGCTTTACCTACGACCCGGTGAATAAGCTGTTCGACGCGTCGTACTAGGACCTGTCCGCACACACGCTTTGGGCGTTGAGCGCATCAGCGCCCACTCATTTCAAAATCTCAGAAAAGGAAGATTCCCATGGCATACGAAACCGAGGAGCAGAAACTCGACGGAAAAACACCCGTCAAACCCACACCCTTTGACGCGCACGAGCAAGCCACGCGCGGCACCCACGTCCCCACCAAAGCCGACGACACTCTGCCGCACGCCGGACAGGGCAAACCCTATCCGAAGGTCGTCGAACACAAGGAAGGCTCAGAAAAAGGCCAACTCGACGCCGCAGTCATCGTCAACTCGAAAGAAGAGGAAGACGCTTACTTGGCGAAGAAAGCGAAAGAGAAGGCCGAGAAGAGCGCCTAACCTCTCGGGTAGTCAGGCGGCAGGTCTGGAAACGGCTTTGGTGTGAAGTCTTTCACGCAGAAGCCGAGACACATTTTGCCGTCAGGCAGGCGGACGGCGACTTCGCACAAAGCTCCCGGATTCTCCCGGAGCACTTTGATGCACGCTTCGCAGTAGTCGCCTATCCGCCACACTTTCACAAACGAATCTTACCAAGGAGACTCTCATGGCAACCGAAAACTACAATCTCGAAGACCCTGCCAAACAGGAAGAAATCCGCCGCGGTCATCACGAATACCTGCCCACCGCAGGCAAGCATGGCCGCTACCAGAAAACACAGTGGATTCGCGGTCCCCAGAACGACTACCCGAAGATGATGAGCAAGACCCCAGCGCCGACGATGGCCGCCTTCAAGGGCCAGCCGGACGCCCAGCAGCGCTTCGACCAGGCGATGAAAGATTGGGACACGCACATGACGTCCTCGATCGTCAAGGATAAGGCCGAAGAGCAGAAGTGGCTGAAGGCGAACGCGAACTAGACTCGCTTCGCTGAAGGCTGGGACGCTCGGGTTGGCGTCATTAGACTCCCATCCTTCATCACAGCGCGGACGAAGCCAACACACTCCGCGCACAGCATCCAGTCCAGCACCCGGTCCCAGCCTTTCGGCGTCGGATAGAGCCATGCGGGATCGGGACTCTTGCGAATCTCGGCCTCTGCGGGAATTCCCAGAGTTGTGACCTGAACCTCTGGACTCTCTTTACGGCAACGGTCGCACCGGACGATGAACATGCGCCGATTTTAACCCATGACCAACCGCGATTTCACGATGATGCTGATCGGGGCCGGGGTTGCCGTTGTGTTCATGTGCCTTGCCATGTGGCTGCTGGGGTATTTCTAACATGCCAGTTCTTCCCGTAACGAATCCCTTAGCTCTCTCCGCGACGGACTTCATCAAGTCCGCCCTGCGGTTAGTCGGTGCCCTGCGCTCCGGCCTGACCCTCACCAACGACGAGTTGCGGGATTCGCTGATGGTTCTCAACTCGATGCTCGACTCCCTCTCGATCGAGCGGACGCAGATTCCGGCAGTCAGCATCGTCTCAACAAATACGGCACAGGTCCCGCTGGCGCTGGTTCCGAATCAGGCGTCGTACAAACTGGGAAACGCTTTAGGCACGGAAGACTTCCTCTTGCCCCGTCCCTCGCGTCTGGAGCGGGTTTCCATCATGTACTCGGCCTCGCAATCCACTCCAGTCGAGTTGCCGATGGAGATGCTCGATAACCAGCAGTGGCAGGGCATCACCAACAAATCAACTCCTTCACTTCTGCCGCAGGTCTGCTTCGTGGATAAGTCGGAGAGCGTGTTCCCGGACATGCTGCTCTACTTCTGGCCGGTGCCGACGCAGGCGAATCCGGTGATTCTCTACCTGTGGCAATTACTTCAGCAGTTCACCAGCCTCACCGCGCAGTTCTTATTCCCGCCGGGTTATGCGGAGATGTTGCGCTATCAGCTGGCAGTCAGGCTCGCGGCGGAGTTTCCCTGCGACCTGGCGAAATTCCAGATCGTGCAGAAACTGGCGGCGGAGGCGAAGGAGCGGATCGCCGGGCTGAACGTGGAAGCGCAAGTCGCAGTGTGTGATGAAGCGATCGTTGGAAGTTACGGGAAGATGGGGAACATTTTCACCGGGACAGCGAATCGTAGTCTGAGGTACTGACCCACGGGGCGCGCTTCTCGATGCGGATTGCCTCGCCAATCTTAACGCGAGACCGATAATCCCGCTGGGAAATGTCACAGCGCGAGCAGTGGCGAATGTGGGTATAGACCGTGAATTTCGACTCTGCCCACCCGGACCATTTGTGGCCGAACCATCGACACCAATTCATAAGCTGTCCTTCGCTAGTTTTGCGTTGATGGCGCAGGTGTGCGTCGTGGTGAGAGGAGTAGGATCATCCCAGTGACGATTCAGAAGGTCAACCATCTTGCGGATTTCGTCGTCGCGGGTGCAGTCAGATTCGCGGCACGGTACATCGTCGCAGGCAACTTCAATGCGTAGACCGTGCTTCCCGAAATCGGCGCTGATGCTGACGACCGGATCAGATGCTAGATACGGGCCGAGTTTGAAGTAGCGAGTCATGTTGTGCGGCGGCGATACTCCCGCAACGCTCTCTTGATGTTCGGCGAGCTCTGGCTGAAGAAGTCGCGGTACTGGCTGATGCGCAAGGGCGGCGGCAAGGGCGCCAGAGCAAACCCGCCTTCGATAACTTCCGTGATTACAAATCGGTTCGGGGAAGGAGCAATGCTGATGATGTCGCCGATTTCTAATCTCGGGTCGCCTGCGGGTCGAAACGTAACCGCGCTAATGTCCACACCAGACGCAGGATCGAAGCCCACCCGACTGGGATTGATGATGTTTTTCGGGAAGCTCCACACCCGGTTGAACGGAACCGCTTGCTCCAGCGCAATGCCAGCGACTCCGGCGGAAAGCAGCGAAAGAAAGTGGCGGCGGTTCATAGCGGAACTGTTCCCTCAAACGACGGCTTACACGGGAGTGCTCGCTCCAATACTTCTAACCCTTCCTTCGTGAGATTGATTCCCATGACGGCGTCGCGCAAGCATCCGAACACGCACTCTTCCACTGAAATCTTTTTCTCTGCAGCCAGCTTCTTTAAGTCTCGAAGCAACGCTCCTTCAATGCTGATCTTCATGGAGACAGTCTAGCAAATGAGATTTACGAGAAAGGCGAATCGAAGTCTCCGGTGCTGAGATGAAGTGTAAGGCCGCCCTTGGTGGCCGTGGCAGCATACACGCGCTCACCGCAGCGGCAGGGGATTAACAGTTCTTCACCCAGAGTGATGGCCATCGAAAAATCAAATGTGTGTTTCCCCGGCGAGCACGTCTCGTCGCCCATGATGGAGCGATTTTAACTCATGAGATTTGGCTTTGTCGGTCCCGCGTACTTATTCGCTTCCCCCTTGGTTGCCGCCGAGCAGCTGATCAACTGGCGTCCCATCAAGGCGGAATCCCCGAATGCGCGGACCCAGTTTGCCCTCCTGCCTACTTCGGGACTGAGTCTCTTCGCCACACTCAAGGCCGGACTGCCTTCGGTGCGCGGGGAATGGACGGGAAACGGACGCGCCTTCTGCGTTGCGGGAACGCACCTGTTTGAACTGAATGCACTCGGCGGAGTGGCCGATTACGGCGATAACAGCGTTCCGAATAACAACATCGAGGATGATGGGCTGCCCGCGACAATGGTTGCCGGCGGAACCGTCGGGGGAGTGATTCTCGGCAACGCGCAGGCGATCAAGAGCGCCACGATCTCCAGTCCCACCACGGCGGCGATTGTGGTCGCATCCGTCGCCGGATTCCAGGTCAACGCGAATGCCGTCATCGCCGGAATTACGAATCCGCTCTTCGCCCAACTCAACGGCACCTGGGTCGTCGCCTCGATCGTGGGGACGACGGTGAATCTCACAACCTCCGGACTCACCGTACAACCGATGACGGTCTTGGCCGCAGGGACGGCCACGCCGAGTTCTACCGCAGCTGGGGCTTATCCTTCGCAACTGCTGATTTGCTCGGGTGGAAACCTCACCGTATTTTCCCTGAGCCAGAACGCCTTCCAGCCCATGACCACCCCGCCGTCGGAAAACCTGATGGTGGATTTCATGGACGGCTACTTCATCGCGCTCCAGGCCAACAATACTTTCAGCGTTTCCAATCCCGAAGACGCGACCACCTGGCCGGGATTGTCGATCTCCCAGGTGCAGGTGTTTTCCGATCAACTGCTTTCGATCATCGCAGCCAATCGCTTGCTCTGTGTCTTCGGCTCGAAGCGCGCCGTTTTCTATTACAACTCCGGAGCGCCGCTGTTTCCCTTCGACGTCGTCAGCGGCGGCTTCATGGAAGTGGGGATCGTCGCGCAATTCTCCGCCGCGCGCATCGCCACGCGCCAGGGCACGACGATTCTCTGGTTAGGGGGAGATGAACGCGGACAGGGCGTGGTCTATGCCGCCAATGGCTTCACTCCGCAACGAGTGTCGGATTCCGCTCTCGAATACTGGATGTCGCAACAAGCGACGATCTCCGATGCGGTCGGGATGGCGCGCCAGGAAGAAGGCCAGAACTTCTACGATCTCTGGTTCCCCTCGGCAAATGCAACCTGGACGCTCGACATCGATCTCGGCTGGTGGCACCGCCGCAGCTCCCTCGTCAATGGAATAGAAGCGGCCCACCTGCAGCGCTCCCACATGAATGCCTTCGGTTATCACCTGGTGGGAGACCGGACCAGCGGCAACGTGTACCGGCTGAGCACGAACTTCCCGACTGACAACGGCGTGCCGATTCTGCGGACGCGAGTCGGCCCCACGATTGAGAACGAAGGCGGCCAGATCACGGTCCCGATCAACGAATTCCAGGTGGACTTCGAAACCGGCTTAGGACCCATTCCGCCACTGACCGATGGCTTCGGCAACCCGCGCGATCCCTATGCGATGTTCTCCTACTCGGAAGACTACGGAAAGACCTGGACTCCGGAGCGACAGATTGCCTGCGGCCAGGGCGGAAACTCGAAAGTCGTGGCCATCGATCGGAGGCTGGGCAGCTGGCGCAGCTGGACGCCTCGCGTAAGGGTCTCCGACCCGATTCCCTGGCGCATTGCAGATGCCTATGTGAACGGAACACAAGATCAGAAACAGCGGCTCTCGAAGCAATTGGCGGCAATCAGCTAAATGGTAGTTCTTCAAGACAACCAGAACAAAGCTACAAACCTGAGACAACAAGCTCACGCCGCGCGGACCCGTGAGCCCCTCAGCCGCCTCGAATCCAATTGCCCCATTCGGGGAACTACCAAGCCTCGCAGGCTATTTTAGATGACCCAGACTCCCACCCGCGAACTGCTCGACACGATTGTCCCGGCCGACTGGGACAGCCAGAAGCCGGGACCGAATACTGGCTTTCAGCGCACCCGCTGGCTGCAGGGCATCAGTGACCTGGTGAAGCGGCCGGTCGCGAATCGCGGGACAGCGACGACGTCGGCGACGGCCGTCAACACAACTGGAGCGCCAGTCTCCAGCGGAATCGGCTGTGGACCGCTACAACCCAAGCGCTATGCGGAATTCACGGTCAAGGCACGTGTCACCTACAACATCGGCGCCTCAGTCCCGGCTTACCTCTCGGTCTATCGCACCTTGGGAGCGATTCCCGCCAATGGCGCGCCTCCGAACGCGGGAGACGTGATCGTCGGAGGCGACGCTTTCGCCGGCGGAGCCACTCCCGGCGCCGGCGTCAATCAGATCGGCACGTTCTCCTTCCTCGACACGGGGTTGAGTGTGAACGACAAGTATCGCTATTACCTGGTGGTGGAAGCTCCGAACGGAAACGTGGTGAATCTCGTCAACTCTTCGCAGGTTCTCGTCATGGAGCGAAGTTAGTGATCACCGTCGTCTCCGGGATTCCCCGCTCCGGCACTTCGATGATGATGCAGATGCTCGCGGCCGGCGGGATGCCGATTCTCTGTGATGCCGAGCGAAAAGCGGACACGGACAATCCCAAGGGCTATTTCGAATGGGATCCAGTCAAGCAACTCGCTGAGAATCCGAACTTGATCGATGAGGCCCAAGACAAAGCAGTGAAGGTGTTCTCGCCCTTCATCCCGTTTCTCGCGGCAGAGCACGAGTACCGCGTCCTCTTCATGCACCGCCCGCTGCTCGAAGTCCTGAAGTCGCAACAGGAAATGCTGCGCCGGCGGCTGGACAAGAAAGACTCCACCGTGGATCCACGCGCGCTCGAAGAGGCTTTCCGCTGGCACTTGACCGCCGTCGACGACTGGCAGGCAGTTCGGTCGAACATGCGCGTGCTGCGAATGGATTACCACGCCGTGCTCCGCGAACCGGAAGTGGCCGCGCGGGAGATCGTTGTGTTCTTGGAGATTCCGCTCAAGATTGAGGCGATGGCGGAGCAAGTGGATCGAGACCTTCACCACATTCGGATGGAGCAAGCGTCGTAATGCCAGATCCGGCCCAGGAGCGCTTTTCTCAACTGGTCGACCGGCACGTCGGCTTCGAATTGTTCGACCCGGAACGAGCGAAATTGCTACCGAAGAAAACTTACGTCGCCATCTCTGGAAAGTATGTGCTCCTCGGCTTTGACGAGACCGAGCAGGCCAAAGAGTTTTTCACCAGCGCAATCGTCGCAACTTTATAGGAAACCTTTCATGCCAGCCTTTCTCGCAATCGGCGCAGTCGGAGCGGGCACTTCCCTGCTTGGGGGCTTGTTCGGATCGAGTGCTGCTTCGAACGCAGCCAAGGAGCAGGAACAAGCCGAACAGAAGGGGATCAACTTCCTCGAAAACGAGCAGTCGACGGGGATGGCGAATTATCAGCCCTACCTCACTGCCGGCGGCACCGCCACCAACACGCTCGCGGATCTGTTGGGAACGCCAGGCCAAGGACTCCTCACACCCTGGACCCAGCAATTCACCGCACCGACGGCCGCACAAGCCGCGCAGACTCCTGGCTACCAATTTCAACTCCAGCAGGGCCTGAATGCCGCCCAGAATTCCGCGGCTGGCCAGGGATCCCTGCTCTCCGGTCGAACCCTCGCAAGCCTCAACAACTACGCGCAGGGCACGGCGTCGACCAACTATCAGAACACGTTCAATAACGACCTCACCAGCTACCAGTCTGCCTACAACACCTTCCTCAACAATCAGAACAATCAATATGCGCGGCTGATGGGCCTGTCCGGAGAAGGCTTAACAGCGGCACAGGGCGCGGGCAGCCTGCTAGCGAATCTCGGCGGGGACACAGCCTCGCTATTCGCTGGACAGGGCGCGGCCGCGGCCGCAGGCACCATCGGATCCGCCAATGCCTGGAGCGGAGCACTCGGCGGAGCGACAAATTCACTCGCAAATGGCTTGACTCTGCAGTCCCTGCTTGGAAACGGCGGCATGCCGTCGGCCGATACCGCCAGCTTCAACCCGAACATCTGGATGAGCGGCGGAGGGACGGGTATCCCAGGAAGCGGTCCAGCACCCACTGCGCCGTATAGCCCGTTTAATCTGCCGCCAGGCTCCTTCGGCTCGCTCTCCAGTTTGAACGTTTAACCCTCACTATGTACCCACTCAGCTCACTTGGTGGTTTCGGCGGTCCGATGCCGTTCGGGGGGAATCCCACCCCATGGAGTCCGATCCTGCGCGCCAACCCGGTAGGAACTCCCTCGCCTTGGGATCCACAGTCGCCGATCGCGAGGCCTGGACCAGTCCCCTTTCAACCCCAGCCGGTGAGTCCCGCGCCGGCGGATCCGGGTGGGTTCGGAGGGCGGCCGCCGATCGTACAGAATCCGGTTCAGTTCGGACCTGGGGGGCAAGCGCCAGTCGTCAATCCCGCGCAGCCCGTGGGCGGACCAGCGCCGTACCAGCCCATGCCCAGTCAGCCCATGCCAAATCCCTTCGGTCTGGGTGGAGGAGGCGGAGGCTACTTCGGACGCCCAAGCTACCCACTTTCCGCGCTCAGTGGCGGGGGAGCGAGGTTCTTCTAAATGCCGATCTCGATTCCATCGATGCCGAACTACAACGTGGCGCCTCCGGCGGTGCGGTCGCCTTTAGAGCAGTACGGGAAGATGCTGCAACTGAGAGCGCTGTCGGGACAGGTGCAGCAGCAGCAGCAGATGCAACCGCTGCAGGTTCAGGAAGCGCAACAGGACGTGCAGTCGAAGACGCTGGAGAACCAGAAGCAGCAAATGGCTCTCGACTCCCAGCAGGCACTGATCAAGGCCGTAGGGTCCGGGTTCCTTACGAAATACGCCGGGAAAGATGCGGGCAACGACGCCGGTTTCGACGCGAACGGAGCCTTCAATGACCTGGTGAAACCAGTGGCGCAGGGCGGATATGGAGTGTTGCCCGACCAGGCGAGCGCGGTGGTGGACTCGCTGCTGAAACGATCGCAGACCATGGCGGAGACGGCCAAAACCATCGCGCAGGGCGGCGAAGCGGTTGCCAACAGCCGGGCAAAAGGCTTCGACATGCTGCACGATCGGGTTGCCGACGTGGTTCAGAATCCGAAGAGCGCCGCGCCACTGCTCTATGACATCGTGCACAATCCGCAAATCTTCGCGGGAGTTCCGCCCGATGATCTGCAACACGTCCGCGACGCGCTGGTCGCCCAGGACGCGGATAAATTGAAGGCGGTGGGTGGGGCACTGGACGTCGATAAGAAACTCGCCGACTTCCACAAATCACAGACAGAAGAGACCATCGCTCAACAGAAAGTGATTCCTGCAGGCGGCGGGATGTCGCCCGATACGCAGCAGCAAGTGAAGAAGGACGTCGCCGTCGCCACGAACCCGGCAATTCAGGCGGGGAAGGTCCAGGTCGAAACCGAGAAAGCGAAAGCGGAACAACTCATCAAGGGCCTGGCCGAACCGGGCTACGCTTTCAATCCGCAAACCGGCGCGACCCAGCTTACCGACAAAACGGCTTATCTGCAGGCGGGCGGGACTCTTCAGGGATTCCGTCCAGTGGGTGAAAAAGATATTCGCGAAGACACGATGCTCACCAACCGCCTCGCGGACGTGCATCAGAAAATCGCAGAGTACGATCAAGCTCTACAAAAGCCGGTCAGCGCCAAAGATCAGGGCAACATGGCGGCGCTTCTCGGAACCGAGGGCGTGAAACTGGGTGCATTTGGCACCGAAATCCCGATGGACCGCGTCAACGCCGCGCTCAACAAGGAAAATCTCAAGGGTCTCAGCCCCGAGGCGCGTGACCAGCTCATCGCCTACAAGAATGCGCGCGAGGCGATGCTCGGCTATAAAACCGTCCTCTCTGGTAGCGCACGCGGCTCCGACAAGAGTATGGACCTCCTCACTCAGGCTCTGCCCGATCCATCGACGACCGACCCAGATTTCTCCCGGCGCTCGATTGACGCCTTCCACCAGAATCTGCGTGTCGTCGGACAAGGATTGCCCGACCTGCCGGGGATCAAGTCGCCGCGTGAGATTGAGGCCGAAGTCTGGGGCAACAAGGGCACGGAGAAGAAGACCCCAACCGGGCCGACTGCCACGAACAGCAAAGCGGCGAAATACGGAGTTCCGATTCCGTGAGCACACCCACGCCAGTAATCTTTGACGATGGATCGAAAGCGCTGGTCCCCCCAGGGAAGCTGTCGGACGCGCTGAAAGACGGGGGCAAGGTCGCGCAGGCGATGCACTTCGATGATGGCTCGAAAGCCTACGTCACGCTCGACCGTGTGCACGATGCGATTCACGATGGCGGTCAACTGATGGGCATCGCGCCGCAACTTCCGGTTCCGGCCATGGAGAAGTCACCGTTGTCTCCTACCGAGCAAGTTGGCGCACATCTCGCCGGAAAGGTCGCGTCGATGGCGACTCACGCGGCGGACGCAGGCAAGGGCCTCGCCGATGATGTGTATGACGTTTCCACGCCGAACATCGCGACGCAGCTCTATCGCCACGCGCAGGGACTTCCGAATACTCTCAACAAAATACCCCTGAAAGCGGTTACTGCTTTTTTCACGGCTGCCGGATTGCCCGAAAGCGAACTCGCGGAAGCCGCGCCCGCCGCGGAAGCCGCCTCGAAAGCGGCACCAGCAGCCGCAGACGCCGCTCCAGCGGCGGCCAAGGTGGCAGAAACAGCGGAAGCGAAGACGCCTTCCACCTCGGTGAATCTTGACGCCCCCCGCACCCTTTCCGGGGAAGCCGCGCTCCGCCAGGTGCTCACGGGCCAGGACACCGACAACCTGATGAAGATTGCGAAGTCGCGCGGCATCAACGTCACCCAGGAATCGCAACTCAGGTCCGGCATCGCCGGTCCGAAGCTGATCAATAAGATCATCGACGATTTCTCGGATGACGAACTCGACAACTTGCGCTCGACCTACATCGAGAACACGCGCATGGGAAAACATGACTTCGGTGAGATCGGTCCGGAGGCGTGGAAGACGATGGGCTTGCAGACCTATTTCCCGGACGTGAAGATTCCACAGGCGCAACTGGATCGGGTCGCGAAGTCGATCGCGAAGAGTGGAGCGAACAGAGCGGTCAGTGCTACACCAGCGCCGGGAGATGATCTTTCGGGGATTTTGCAGGAATCGTTAAAACACGCGGTGGCTAAGAAGACCCTCGCGAACCTGGCGGGCGGCGCGCCATAGCGTTGTTCATGTGCAGGTCGAATTCGGCATTCTCGTCGCCGGGATCGCGCTCGTGAATTTCCTGTTGAGTAAAGCCGTTTTCCCGTCGAGTCTGCGGGCGTGAGGTCCGTTTGAAGATTTTCGTCAGCAGGAAAATGCCGCCGAAGATGCAGCCGAGAGCGACGGCAAATACCAGTAAGTGATCCGGACCCAGTAGTCCATCGAACATAGCCCCACACTTTACCACCTTTCCGCCATGAAGCCCAAAACCTTAATTCACAGCCTCGTATTCGCCGCGGTACTCCTCGCCTGCGCTTGTCTCCCTTCGAGCGCCCAGACCGTCTCCCCCTTCATGGGCTTAGGGAACTACCAGGTCTTCGATAACAATGGCGCCCTCTGCACTGCCTGCGTCGTTTACAGCTATCAGGCAGGAACCACCACTCAGCAGGCGACCTACACCGACTACACCGGCTCCTTTACGAATCCGGATCCCATTCCCTTCTCCAGTGGCGCACGAGTCGCAATCTGGCTGACCTCGACCGCCTCTTACAAATTCGTTCTCTGCCTGCAGAACGACGGGGCCGCATGCGCTCCTTCGGATGTCTTGTTCTCGATGGACCACGTTCCAGGCTGTGCCGGCTGCTCGACTGGTGGAAACACTTTCACGGGAACATTTATCTCAGGCACGCCGAACCCCGCGACCACCGGCATTCTTGAGCTTGCCACCACGGATTCCATCTGCTGGCGCAACACGGCGAACAATGCAAACTTGTGTATCTCGAAAGACGCGAGCGATGTGCTGACCTGGACGGGATCAACGATCAAGCTCCCGGAAACTTCCTGCACCGTCGGCGGCGCATCGCAGGACTATCTCTGTCCGAACAGCGCCACGCACCACATGAGCCTCAACAATAACAACGGAGGCTATGGGTCGATTGCCACAGTGGCCACGCCTGGAGTTGCCGGGGATCTCGCAGGCTTCGCGGCGAACGGGATTGACCTACTGGATTCCGGCGCCACACCTCCCGCTTCGGCCGCAGTCACTTTCTCCACGACCCCCACCTTTACCGCGACGTCCCAGAATCAATTGTTCACGATGACGCTGACCGGGAATGTCAGCGGCTCAACCCTGGTGATGACGGGGCTTCCGACTCCCTCTCTCGTGGCATTCAAGTTGACGCAGGATGCGACCGGAGGCCGAACTTTTACCTGGCCGCCGAATGTCCTGGGCGCGGCCGTGCCGAGCCCGGTGGCGAATGCGGTGACTATGCAGCAGTTCGTCTGGGACGGAACGAATGCGCGCGCGCTCGTGGTATCGACAGCGGCATCCTTTAATGCCCCCCAGCGCGTCGTGCTCGGAACGAATGTCTCGATGACGGCGAACGTGAACACCACGATCATCACCGAAACCGTGACCTTCCCCTCGGCCGCCGGAACCTACCGCGCCGACATGCGCTACGGCCTCTATATCACGGCGGGATCCAATGTCTGCGTCGCCGGCGTGGTGGATGCGACAAATTCGGTCAGCTATGCCGTCAGCGGCCAGAATGCGAACGGCAGCGGCGCGATTGCTCTGGCGGGCTCGGAACTTTCAAGCGCCACTTACGCGCCATCCGCGACGGTGACTTTCAACCTGCAGGCAGTCTGCAACAACGGCGCCGGCGGACTCAGTGGAGCAACCGTCTCAGCTCCCATCGTCGGATTGAGTCCGGCAGAGAGCAGCTACCTCGAAGTCACGCCGGTGCTGAGCAACTAGGAATTTGATTCCCATGAAACGACTTGCCCTCTTTTTTGCGCTTCTCTTTTCCCCGCTACTTCTCGCGCCGGCAGCCCTGTTCGCACAGGGTGTCTTCATCCCTCCGCAGACGGCCTTCAAGAATATCAATGGCATCGTGATGCCGATCGCAAATGCAACCATCACCGTCTGCGCGGCGAATGCCGGCGGAATTCCCTGCACGCCAGTCCTGACCAACACCATCTACAAAGACGGCGCTTTAACGCAGCATCTCTCAAACCCATTCACCAGCGACGCAAACGGCAATTACCAATTCGCAGTCGCGGCAACCGCTGCGACCTATACGGTGACGGTCACCTCTCCCGGTTATGGGGGATCGTCGTACCAAGTCTCCGTGGCAACAGGAGGCGGCTCTGGAATCTCAGACTTCTTCGGCAATACCCCCGGCCCAACGCTTTCTTCCCTCGTTGACCCAACGACGATAGTAGATTTGGCGGGTAATAACATCGCGTTCTCGGGTCCAGGCGTTGGGAAAGGGTTGTCTTGGCTAGACTCCTCAGGTGACGGTTGCTCTGGTTCGGATGGCAACTTGAACTGCCAAGACGCCAATGGGGATTTTTTCAGCGCGTCCGACGGGGTAGTTAAAGTGGGAGCGGTAAGTGGGCCACTTTTTGAGATTTTGGGAGATTCGTACTCAATCAATGACGGCACCGCGACTACGATCAGCAGCACCGGTGGGGCGTTAACTTTCGCTAATCATGTAACACTCACGGGATGCGCGGGTGGGACATATGTCAAAGCAGACGGCTCTGGGTGCGGAATACCAGGGAACGGCCTGCCCTCCTCTCCGCAGACTGGCGATACCATCGCCTACAACGCTTACGGCTCCTCGACATGGAACGCGGTGCTCGGCGGACCGCGGCAATTCGCAACGATTTTTCAATCCATCGATAATGGGGCCCCGACTGCCTATGGAGTTATCAGTGGCGTCAACCATTCTGGCAATATTGCCAATGTGTTTGCTAGCGCCACGGATGGGGCCGGACAGACTTTTTCCGCGGCCGCAACGGCCTCGACCAGTACGGTGATCGGCGAAGACGCAGGAGAAGGGGCGAATTATACCCAGTTCGGCTTTGGCAGTTTTTACCGCTGGTCCAACAGATTCGCCGCGGGCAACACGACGAATGTCCGCTACTGGATGGGGCTGACGAATTACAACACCGCACTCACGGGCTGCGCGGCTCAGTCCGTTCGCGGCAACACCTGCTTTGCGGCGGATTATCCCAGCACCTTCAGCATCGCCTTCCGATTCTCCGCCGGCACGGACACGCACTGGCAAGCGGTCACGCAGACTCAGACTGCCCAAACCGTCGTGGATACCGGCGTTGCGATCGACACCAATTCGCATCTTTTTGAATTCACCAACTCGGGCAGCGCAGTGAATTACTTCATCGACGGGACCCTGGTCGCGACGATCACCACGAACATTCCCTCTTCGGTGGGATCGGCCGGCTACACCCCGGCGATGTTCTGGGTTGGTGATAACAAGAACACCGCGACCGCCATTTCCGCGAACGAATACTGGATGACGATGACCCTGAAGTAGCTTCCCCGGCGAATCCCGTCCGCCCTGCACGTCCTAAAAGCCTCTCGATTTCAGAAACTCGCAATCCCAAAACTCTCCATTTCCACAACTCAGACATGAAAGGAACTCTCATGTACTTACGGCGATTCCTATTGCTGCTCTTCGCCTGCTGCGCGGTCGGTCCGCCGGCGCTGATGAGCCAAGCGAGCGGCACCATCACCACAACCTCCACCTCGACCAACTGCCCCGGCATCGACGCTTCGAGAATGGCTACCGTTGCCATTCAGGTGACCGGCACCTGGACGGGCACATTGACGCCGGGAATTTCGGTCGCGGGACAGCCCGCCCAACCGATCCAGGTCACGCCCGCCAATTCCCAGACGCCGCAGACCACGATCACCGCGAATAATGTCTACTATGCCGCGGGGGGAGGCATCATTTCCGTCTGCGGACCGACGTCGAGCGGGACGGCGAACATTTACTTTCAGCCGGTGCCTGGAACCGCGCGCGGTGCACCTGGCGGTGGGAGCGGGGGCGGATTTACCGCCGCCCTCGACCTCACGGGTACGCCCAGTTCCCAGAAAGTCGTCGGCCTGCACTTCAGCACCAACGCTTTCAGTCTCTGTTCCACCGACCCCACGGCGGGACAATTCCTTTTTGCCTCCTCGAGCAGCGCGATCTGCCCGAACAGCCTGCTCATCGACAGCGGCACTGTGTTCAGCTACGCCGGAACCGGAGGCATCACCGCACCCGTCCTGGGCGCCACCGGCTCCGGAGCTGGCCTTAACTACTTCACCCAGGGCGCGGATAACAGCGCCTCCTGTCCAGCCAATTCCGACTGCGAAGAAGCTCCGGCTTCGATCAGCACTTCGTTTACGCGAGTCAGGGAATCGGCGGGACCGTCGGTAACTTCGGTGGAGCAATATGCCCCGCTGTCGGGCGGGAAGACGGCGAAAAGTTTCGTGAACACGCTGGGCGCGGGGAATTTTCTGGCGTGCGGCCCCGGCCCCTGGATCGATGTCACCTGCTATGGAGCGAAGGGGGACGGGCTCTACAACAACACGGGCGGCACCTCCACCACCAGTGGAACCACGACGGTGACCACCTCATCGGGAGCCACGCTCTTCGCCGCGACCGATTGCAGTGGCGGATCGGGCTGCACGGGGACCGTGAACAAGTTAATCGCTTTTCCCGCAGGCGGCCTGGCAACTCCCACGCTCGGGACAGTATCGACGGCGGCCGGTTCCTTGACGCTGCCTCATGCCTGCTTCTTTATCACGGCGATTCAGGACAATGCCACGCTGCCGATCACGAGCGGCGCGCCCAGCATCAACGGCGAGTCGTTGCCAACCGCAGAAAGCTGCACGGCGCTGACCGCGCAAAATCTCACCATGACCGCGCCCACCCTGCCGACCAATGCAACCGGCTATCGGGTGTACTTCGCGGATGAAGCCAGCGCCACAGTGGGGCACGTGACTAGCGGAATGGTAGAAGTCAGTCAGATCATCCCCGGAACCGCCTACGCCGGATGTACACAGACCGCCAATAGCAGCCGGAATGTTCGGGACGGCGCCTGCGATCCCGGCTCGACGCTAACCATCAGCGCTTACACCTACATCGGTTTCCTGCCGCCCCAAAAAGCGGGATGGTTGAGCACGATTGCGAGTTTTGTGAGCACAACATCGGTCACCATTACCGATGCAATCCCCTCTGACATTGGAGGCCACACGACGGAAGTGGCTTGGGGGACCGCCAACGACGCGGCATACGCGAGCGCGCTAGCGGCGTGCCCCAACAATGCCGGCATCGCCATCCTGAAGGGAAACGGGTGCACGCTCTTTTTCCCGCCGGTCGGAACGCAAGCGAGTCCAGCAACTTTCACGGGCCGCTATGCGAGCCAGAACGGAATCACGGTGCTGCAGGATGGCGTCATCCTAAAGACGCCCGGCTCGGTCGACGCGCTGCCAAATTCCGGCAACTCCACGCTATACAACAACTGGGGAACGACTTCGCTCTGGGTCATGGGCAGGAGTTATGGGCTGCAGTGGGGAAGCTCCGCTGCCAGCTACCAGGGGGGCGGGACGGAGCAAGCCAACATCGAAGACATGAGCGGAGTTGGTTACGGGGCACTGTTCGTGACCGCGCCCGCGGGAGGCGCGACCAGCGACCACCTACAGTTCCGCAGGCTCTATGGCACAAACTTTTTCTCCGGGACCTGCATCACGCTCGGCAACGTGCAGATTCTAGAGTTCGACCATTTTGGCTGCCTCTCCGAAGCCGGAATCATGGGGGAGGACTTCGTCAGCAACAACCAATTTAGTAATGGGGACCTGGTGGGCGCGATCAACAGCTACACCGGCGCGGGCTGGGGCGTGCTGCTCGAATCGAACCCCGCGACTACGCAAATCACTGGCGGTAACCAGTTTCACGACATGAAGATTCGGGATTTCTATCAAGGCCATTACCGCCTGAAAAACGCCCAAACCACGCAGGTGTTCGAGTCAAAAGATGAAAACATCGCCATGAGCGGGGGCGCCAGTTGCTCCGGGGGCACGGCCTGCTACGGAACCATGATCCAGATGGATGACGTGACGAACTCTGGCCGATCTTTCCTGAACCAGTTCGTAGGGGGAACCTGGGCACGCGCTGTCAGCTTCTTCAATATTGGCGTTAACTCCTTCAATAACACAATCCTCGAAACCGGAGCGGAGATCATCTCTGGCACGGTCTGCACCGACAATGGAACGAACGACGACATCCTCGTGGGTGGAAGCCTCAGCGTCAACTGCGTCAACAAATTTAACGGTTCGCTCTCGACCCTGCCGGGAACGCAGCGCCTCGTCGCCGATAGTTCTCCGATCACAGCTACCACCGCAGGGACGGCGGTCGCAATATTTACGTTCGGGAGTTTTGCCGCAAACGCAGCCTACAGCTTCCATTGTTCGGGCACGACCACGCAAGCGACAGCAGGAGCTGGCATTGGGATCGCCTTCAAGGCCAACGCGACCGCCCCGACGAACATGGAAGCGCATGCGCTGGTCAACACCTCGGCCACGGCCATCAATGGGCAATCGAGCGGCAACGTCACTTCGACCACCATCACCGCGATTTACACCGGAGTGACCGGCACGGTGACGACGCAGCTTCCTTGGTACGTGGACGGTTCCATTGAAACCGGATCGACCGCACCGACCGCGCTGACGATTAACTTCTTCTCCATCAGTTCGTCGGATGCAGTCACCGTGAAGCGGGATAGCTTCTGCACCATCGGCCTGTGAAGCGATTGCCTTTTCAGATGCGCTGGGTTTGGACCATTCCGTTGCTGTGCTCGATGGCCTTTTGTTCGCTGGCCTTTGGGACGACGCGCTACGTTGCCGCGAGTGCTGGAACCTTCAGTGGAGGGGCCAGCGTCATCACCGGCTCAGTTGCCAACCTAACATTCTCGGCGGCAGAAACGGTAACGCAAGCCACGTCGGGCGCGACTGCGACGTTTTCCAGCATCACCGTGGGCGGATCGGTTCCGGGTTCGATGATCGTGACCAGCGTGTCGGGAACTCCGGACAGCTCTCACGTCTGGACTGGCGGCACAAGCGGCGCGACGTTCACGCCAACAGCCACTCCTCTCTCCCGTTGCAATGGGCAGACCGCGATCACGGTTGCCACTTGGAACTCCGTTAATGCCAGCGGCGATCAAGGAATTCTTTGTGGCACCGTCTCAGCCCCCGCAGGTTCGACCAATTACATTCAGTTCAACGCCAGCGGCACGTCGGGTGCGCCCACTCAAATCGTCTTCGACGCCGGAGCGGTTCTAACGGCGACCTACTGGTCAGGAGCGGCCATCCTGATCGGCCATAACAACTACATCACGATCAACGGAGGACCGAACGGCACAATTCAGGCGACGGCAAACGGGACGGGACTCGCCAACCAGCAGGACAACGGCATCGGCGTGGACTGCGGGTCGGTGAACCCGTGCTCAAACATCATTGTCGAGTATCTGACGGTTGCGAATCTATACGTCCATTCCTGCACGACGGTCATCGCGAGCTGCACCGACGAGGGCGGCGGGAACGTGGAAGGCATCCGCATCTTCGGAGGCTCGAACGACACCGTGACCGGGAACACGGTTCACGACACGCATTGGGGCATCACGATGCTCTATGGCAGCTTGGCCGCGAACTCCACGAACCTGCTGGTGTACGGCAATACCGTCTCGAACAATGACCACGGAGTCATCTTCGGGGATCAGGGTGCGAATTCGACCGCGACAGGCAGCAACTGCTCGAACGCGATTTACGATAACGACATAAGCAATTTCCAGCCCTGGGACGATGCCGGGGACGACTTTCACCACGACGGCGTCCACGCCTGGGCGAACAATGCTCCCGGCTCGAACTACTACGTCTGTGTGTACTCCAACTCCCTGCACGGCGATGGCGGCTACAACTTCAATTCGTTCATTTTCATGGAATCGGCATCGCAAAGTTCGGCGGTGTTCAACAACATCCTGAACCTAACAGCGAATGGGCAGCACGGTAGCAGCCAATGCACGGGAACCGGCATCCTTGGCCCCGCAACCGGCTCGGGCACAAACGGGATCAGTCTCGGCGTTTATAACAACACGGTCCAGGGGTGGAGCACGAGCGACTGCGAAGCCATCGGAATTCAAGAACAGACCAGCCCGACGATCGAAAACAATATCGCGCTCACGGCGAACGCCGCCACCTATGTTGCCAGCAACTCGGGAACCGTCGCATGGGATTACAACACCTATTTCAACATCGGCAGCGGGGCGTGGCACTTCACCACTTTTTCTGCTTGGCAGACGGCGGGAAACGACGTGCACGGACAAAATGCGAACCCTAACCTGACTGCCAGTTTCACGCTGAATAGCGGTTCTCCGGCGATCGGAGCGGCAACTAATTTAACTTCTCTCGGGATCACGGCCCTCGACTCTGGCGCACCTCAGACTTTTGGCGCGAGCGGATCATGTGGAACGGGGTGTCTGGCGCGGCCTTCGACGGGAGCGTGGGACGCGGGCGCTTATCCATTCTCCAGCGCTAACACCTACACCATCGCCATCTCCTCGATCGTCGGCCACGGCACCGTAACCAGCTCGGATTCAGTCCTCAACTGCACCACAGGCACCACAGGCACCTGCAGCGATCCCGGCGCCAGCGGCACCGTAACCCTGACATTTACCCCGGCAGGCGGATATTCGCTGTCCTCGGTGACCGGCTGCACGCTGTCGGGAAATACCTGCTCCCTGACTGCGGCGGCGACCATCACGGCGACATTCACGGCAAACGGTGCTGCCGGCGGCCTGTTGGGAAAATCGGGCATGCTCGGGCAGGCGGGAGTGAAGTAAGCCCTGATTCGATAACGCCGTGCCTCCGATGATCACCAACATTAAGGACCAACTTATCCGGGATGAAGGCGTGCGCCTCCAAAAGTACCCGGACTCGCGCGGCTTCGACACCATCGGAGTGGGGCACAACCTGGACGCCAATCCCCTTCCCTTCGACATCTCCGAAGGCGTCACGTTCGCACAGGCATCGCAGATTTTAGATGACGATCTCGCGCGGGTTACCTCGAAGCTATTCGCGGATTTGCCCTGGCTGAAGAATCTCGACACGGTCCGGCAAGGCGTCTTCCTGAATATGGCCTTCAACATGGGAGAGGGCGGCATCCTCGAATTCCATCACGACCTGGCGGACACCCAGGCTGGAAACTACGTGAAAGCCGCGGCGGACATGAAAGCCTCGGAGTGGTACACGCAAGTGGGAGCTCGGGCGCAGCGGCTTTGCCAACAGATGATTTCAGGTGAGTGGCAGTAGGTAGAAAAGGACAATATCTATGAGCAAACTGATTGCAGCCATTAAACGATTCTGGTCTTCCCTGCCCCACCCAGCGCAGGCGTTGATCCTCCTATTCGCCACCACGGCCGGCACAACCCTCGGGAAAGAACTGCAAGAACTTTTTCTCGGCAATGAAGCCTTCACCTGGTCCGTGCTGAAACACGATCTCATCGTCGCCATTTTCGCTGGAGCTGCGGTGGTGCGCGCGTTCTACATGCTGCCGAACCAGAGTGGGAAGCAGTTGCAGGCTGTCGCGAATTCACAGTCCCCCACTCCGCAACCACCCGCGCAATGAAGCTGATCACGCTGCACGATCTCAACAATCCATCGCAGGAGATCGGCATCGATGCCGACGATTTTTCTCTTGCGGTGCCGTTCGGCTCGGGCTCGTCCGTGCGAGTCAAGAGTTCCGATCAGCCGATCGCGGTGCATGAATCCCCGGAGCGCGTGCTGGAGATCGTCCGGGATGCAGAAGGGGCGTAGGTGCGACGAATCCGCGCAGTCCTCCGGGGTTTCGCGGCCTTGATTCTGTATTGGCTGCGTCTCGGAAGAAAAGGAAAGTGGTGAATAGCTATGGGCTTAGTCGATTTTCCTGATCCGGTCTCGATGTTCGAGGGGGCGAAGACTGCCGGCCTCGAACGCGAAGTAATCAACGCCCTGATGAGCGCGGCCTACAGCGCATGGATCACGTTCCTGTGGGAAACCGGCGATGCGAAGTGGATCGACTGGGCAGGCGAAGGACAGGCGCTGAAGAAGGCCGCCACGACTGCCTATCTCTCGCTCGCAGCACTCCAAGAAAAAAAGTTTCTTACTCTCACCGTGCCGAAGGACTTGCTCGACGCGGACAACCTCAGCCAGTTCCAAACTCAGGAGAAAACGAAATGAGCTTCAAAGGTGTCATTGCCAAAGTAGTGGCCGATGCGGAGAAGGTGAAGTCCGCTGTGGCCAAGGCCGCGTCCGAAGTGGATGCGGAACTTCCCAAACTCGAAGCCGACGCGCCTGAAGTCGAAGCCGTCGCAAACGCCATCCTGCCTGGCGCTTCCACCTACATGAATCTGGGGATCAGTGTGCTCGAAAGCCTCGCCGACATTCTCGATTCAGGGAACGCGGCGGCCGAAGCGAACCTGGTCAACGCCGGGCTCGACACTGCGCTGATCGCAGAGATCAAGACGCAGATCGCAAACCTGAAAAAGCTGGTCTGAGCGTGACCCACTGCTCGGACTGCGGTTCCTGGGGACATCGTGCCAGTAGTCCACGGTGTCCCTACCGCGAAGCATTGAAGCGGCAGGATCCGTTCGGACTGAATCCGCCCAGACCACTATTCGAGGTGGAGTCTCGGATCAGTGACCCGGCCGTCCGGGATGCGACGGAGAGCACGGTGTTTCTGCCGAGGGCCAGTTAGCTTACCTCCTGCAGGCGTTTCGGCGGCGAGATCACAACTCCTTGCCCGAGGCTTCGTGGCAAATTCACACGTGGGAGTTCTAGTCGCCCGCGCAATTCCTGCCACGCGCTGATGATGATGGCCGGGTTTTTGGCGACCATGCGCGACATGATTTCGTAGGCGAGGATGTAGAGCGGTTGCGTCGGCGGCGGAATTTTTCCCATCGCAAAATCGACGCAGCACTCGATGCACATGTAAACCTGCCCTGATTCGGATTTCGGCGGATCGGGAATCCCGAAGGCTTCGTAAAGCTGCGGCATTTCAGGAACTCCTACGAGGCGGCCCATCAGCGTGAACGTGGACCCAGCCTCTGAAATCTCAAGGGTTTGGCGGCACAGGATACAAGGAGCGGACTGGCGAGCTGGCATCGGTTCCTCCGGGTTGTACAACGGTTGTACAACGCACCCAGTGTCGCACTGCCGTCAAGCTCAGGCTGTGGAAGTTACCTTGGGTATCTAGTCAGTAAACTCAGCACGAAAGTACAGTGGCCGCATGTGCTACGACACCGAGAAAAACACCGCTGAAAAGATGCGCGCCGATATTCCACGAATGCCCGGCGGAACAGAGCAAATCCGCCCGATGACTGAGGAGGAGCGCGTCAACGAACTCTTCACCCACAAATTTCCGACGCATCTGACCGGTCCGAAGTTCGAGACCATCCGCGAGACCGCGCGTCACATGGCGAAAGTCATTCTGATGAACGTCCCGTCCGGCGCGGACCGCTACATCGCAATCCAGAAACTCCGGGAAGTTGTGATGGTCGCGAACGCCGGGATCGCGAACGATGGACTGACGTTGTAATCTATGCCGACCGCCGCCGCCAAACAGGCTCTCGTTGTCACCAAAGACGAGCTCGCGCAGATCGCCAAGCGCCAGCGGGCCATCACTGAGTTTTTCGATAATTTGTCGATCGCTGAAATTTACGACGGATTGGTCCGGGCCTGGGCGAAGCAGCCGCGCTCGACCGTCGCAGACCTGTACAACGCGCACGAGACCATCCGCGAGCAAGCGAAGGGTCTTTACGATCACGCGGATCTCGCGCTGAAGAAACTCGTCCGCGTTTGGAAAAAAGGGAAGCGGGCTCCGATCGACGCCCAGCACTACCTTGAAATCGAAGACGCCTTCCGGGGCCAGGTGAAAGCCTTCGCGCCCGGCTTCGCGCACCGCTACAAACTGAAACTCCGCACGACAGCTCCCGAATCCGAGTAGTTTCTCCGTCGTCTTTCCCGCCCGCTTTTCTGAATTTTCCCATGTGTCGAGTTTGGCCCTGGGGTTGCTTCGCCGCTTCGACAGGCGGGTTTTGGGGTTGGGGTTGTTCGTCCAAAAAACGCTTTCTTGATCCCGCGCAGAGGTGACGAGTGTGGTTCCTCGGAAGCTTGAGCGCGGCGCCGCGTTGCCCCTGTTTTCTTCGTTTTTTTCTTCGTCGTTTTTGTGGTTGTAGTAAAGGGTTTTGTTTTTGTTGTTGTTGTTGGTTTTGTTGTTGTGGTTTTTGTCGTTGTGCCTCCAAAATTTTTTCGCGAACCGACTTTTGCACAGTTTTCCCAGAAAATAGGCTTGACTTTGTAAATGTTCGCATTTACATTGCGATGGCATGAGCCTCAAAGCCTGCGCAGCCGACAAGTGCAACAATCGCTTCGAGCCCTACTCCATCGACCAGATTTATTGCAGCCCCCGGTGTCGCACTCGTATGGGCGTCCGCGCCTTTCGGAATCGCCTCAAACATGGCGGTGACGACGACGGAGGCGGAGGCAGGCAGCGCCGGTTGTTTCCGAAGCCAGCGTTGCTCAAGTCTAAGCCCCCGAAAGCCGCGCCAGTTGCCGAACCCACGCTGTTCGAAACGGATTTGCTCGCCCAGGCTTGGCGGGGCCGTCGAGTAAGGGCAAAACGCGCGCAGCGTCCGATAATTCCAGGTATTATGTCAACTCCGCGCAAACCCTCTGTGCGCATCCAGTCGGGGGCCAAGCATGTCGCCTAGCGCCCCTCTCACCCTCCGCGCGTTTTTCCTGTTGGTCGCAGTTCTCGTTGTCGCGATATCGCTCGCGGGTGCGTCCAATGCTCGGGTTATAGGCGCTTCCCCCCAGGAAAGCCTACATGCCAGCCACTCGTCTCTTCGCGCGCATTCTCCTGCGCCTGGAGCAAGCCGAACTCTGCGAACAGAAACCCCACTTCCGGGACGATTATCGAATCGCCTGGATCACCGTTTTGAAAGCCTGGCGCGGCGAGCCCGAGCCCCACGTGCAAGCGACGTACCGCGTGCTAGGCGTTCACCCGAATCGCGTCTGGGATTCGCTGGTCGCGAGACGGCAGAGTTTGCTCGGCGCCGAGTACCCGGTCTGGTACGACGAGCGCGGCAACTACAAGATCGAGCCGCTGGTGATGGCGAGCTCGCCGCGGAAGCCGGTGCAATCGGAGAGACGGCTGCAGGCACGGCTGGAGTTTGGTCCGAAAAGCGACGATCGCGCAGCCTGAAAAGTGTGACGTAAAAAACAATCGGCGCGGGTTCATAGGCCGCGCCGACACAAAATCAAGTCGCCCTTCGACGGAGACTCAGTGAGAGCATTCCACAATTCGCCTGCCGATTCAAGCGAAAAATCTGCGGAAAACTCCGCCCTTTCTGTGGATTCTCCCCGCGCCGTCGCGCTCAAGCTGGCGGCTGATCTAGCCCGTCAATTGGGAATGGTTCGCACCTGGCCGAACGTCCAGGCCATCCGGCTGGCGATTGAGACAGAGGCGGAATATTCCCAGATTTCCGTAGGGAACGCCGCCGCGCTCATCGTCTGTGCCGCCTTGGATTTCACCATCGTTAGCCCGGAGCACTACAGCTTTCAGGCTGCGACCATTCTCCGTAAATCGAACAACGTCAACCGATTCTGGTTCGAGGACTGTCTTTGGCGTCACAAGGATGCCTACAAAAAAATGCTTTACCAACTCCAGCAACGGTCCGAGGTTTCCACGTGATGGGAGTCGTCAAGTTTTTCGATCCGGTGGCAGGTTACGGCTTCATCATCCCGGAAGGTGGGGGGAAAGATGTTTTCTTTCACCAAACCGCGTTGCAGGAGACGACCCGGGTGAGCACCGGGCATGAGGTCGAATACTCACTGTTTCAAGTGTTTGGGAAGGACAAGCCGCGCGCACTCAGTGTGCGGTTGCTGAACAAACGGAGCCTATCGTATGCCGCGGATTGAGTTCTGGGGCTACACGGTCGAGACGGAGGGAGAAAGTTTGTGAGCCTGGGTCTACAGAGTTTTGCTGTTGGTGAATTCGTTGGGATGGGGCCCTACCCCCGATCTGAGAGGAGCTGGTGAGCGCGGTGAAACGTAAACCTCAAACCGTCTGGGACGAACCGGCGCTGCTCCATGCGGTGAAGGACGAGAAGGGGCGTGTCATCGCCTTTGGTCGCACGAAGTTGGGACATGCCGTGTACGACGTGATTTTTTCTTCGATGTCCGCGAAGAAGGCAGCCAAGAAGCATCACGTCTCGCGGGAATTTGTTTTGCAGAAGCGCCGCGAGTGGCGCGAGAAGAAACGCAGCAAATCGAAAGGGGCAGCCTGATGGCAAAGCAGGAAAGCAAAATCCGCGTCAATGAGAAATCCCCGCTGAAATGGGCCGACGGCTGGGACCGAATCCCGATCGGCGATCGCAAGGACATGAAGGCGTGGAAGAAACCTTTCGCCTACTACCGGGATGCACTCGTGCAGCAGCTCGAACGACTGGGCGCGAACGAAGTCGTGATCTCGTTCAACACCGGCGATGATGCGCGGCGCGATCCCGGCGTGACCGTGTATTTCTCAAAGCCAGTGAAGGCCGACTATAGCTGGCAAATGGGCCTCGGGATCGACAACCCCGCACCCACCATCATCGAGATCGACGAGGCTTATCGAAAGAAAGCCTTGCTCAACCATCCCGATCGTGGCGGCGATGTCGAGATTTTCAAAAAGCTCGGCAAGTATCGCGAAGCCGCGAAAGCCTGGGTCCTGGGCAAACAAGGGACCGACTTCGAGTTCGCGCTTCCCTGCGATCGCTTTTCCGAGCCGCGCTGGAACATCAACGCGCTGCGCCTCGGCGTCGCCGCTCTGCGTCGGCTCGAAGAGTACGGCCTGCCGGGAATGCTCGAACGTACATTCCGCGGATTCCGCGTAGCTCTGGCCGCGCACGCCAGTTCGGAGGAAGGCAATGTCGACAAAGCCGTTAACTCTTAAAGGCGTCATCGATGTCGAAGATGAAAACGAGGAGTTGCTGCGTCAGTGGCGCAGAGAGAAGCAGCAACTCGAAGACGAAGCCCGCGCTCTTCGGACCGAACTGGAGAACGAGAGAGCGGAACGGGAAAAGCTGCAACGGTCGATTGTGATTCTCCGGCGGCAACTGGGTCCGCTCCATCACGCACTGCGCGCCGTGTTTGGGGAGATCGAGATAGCGGTCGGGGAAGAAGAGCCTATGCCCGCGCGAACTGCCGGAAGTCCGGCACAATCAAGTAACAGCACGAATCCTGATCGATGGAACGCGATCAAGGGACGCCTCACGAAAAAGCAGTCGGAGTTGGTCGACGTGCTCCTGCTCCAGGGAGGAATGAATCGCACACAATGCGCGAAGGCAATCAAGTCCGACTACACCTTCTGCCGCAAATCCGTCATTGCACCCCTTCTCGCGCAAGGGCTGCTGATCGAGGGCGGGGATGGTCTTTTGGAGTTGAAACAGCTATGACCTCCCTCATCACCCCCACCATCCTCGAAGAACTAGAGCGGGAGCGCCTCCAGTCGATCGATCCCGGCGAGAAGTGCCGATTCTGCGGCTGCTCCCAATTGAATCCCTGCAGGATTCTCTTCGCCCAGTCTGGTTCGCTCATACGACTTGTGTTCGACGAAGCAGAAGCAGATTTCATGCAAGGCTGCTCCTGGTTTCTTCCCGGAGTGTGCAATGCGCCGGAGTGCGTAGAGAAGCTGCTGATTGAAGCAAGGGGAAGAGCAGTGCTCTTTGATGCTCAGGGACGAAGGACTGGGTAAGAAAGCTTTTTGTCTACGAAGTTTTGCTGTTGGAGAAAGCGGATCGGGTCCCTACCCCCAAGCGTAGGAGAAGGTGGTGAGAGATGAGTTGGAGCGTCACTGCAATCGGCAAGTCGTCGGCAGTTCGTGCCTCAATCGCAAAACAATTCGCAACCGGAAGCAAGTGCGCCGAGCCCGAAGAAACGATTCGGCAGGCCGTTGCTGTAGTTATCGATAAAGCGCTCGAAGCACAAGCAGAAGCGACCGCCGTCAAGGTTAGCGCCAGCGGTTCGCAGAGCAGTTCCGGCGGTGTGGTCACGAACAATTCCCTGTCGATCATCGTCGATCCGATGTGGGGTTTTGTTGAATAACTCTGGCCAGCCCTCCTGACGATGGAGGGCCGGGACCCGGCCTGGTCAAAGTTCGGAGACGTGCTGTTTAGAAAGTGAGGATCTTTTATGAGTGCTGCTTCTACTTCAACTCCGGTTTCGGCAGTCACTTCCATGCCGAAAAAGACCATGACCTACGAGGAGAGGATTCTGCTCTCCCACACCCTGAGCAACTTGTGCGCGCTCGGTTTGGTGAAGCGCGTGGTGGACGGGATCGGCGTGGTCCGCTACCAGCTCACGGATCGAAGGCGGGCATGACTTTGCTGACTGAGCACACCGACCGCATTCCTTCCTCAGTTGGCAAAGAGGGCGGCGACAACCTCGGGGGAGGCTTCGCCGTCCTCGACCCTGAGATTTACCGGGATATGCGCTGGTGCGCCAACTGCGGAGGAGAGCAGACGTTTGTTCCGGTGTACGAGATGGAGTGCGGGCGGCTCGGCTACTGCCTGGGGTGTGGGGAAGAAAAAGTGGTGCCGTTTACACGGACGAATTCGGAGGCGGCGTGAAAGCGATCAGAACAGTTGTGCGGTTCTCTTGTGGAGCGGCGTCTGCTGTGGCGGCTAAGTTGATTCTGGCCGAGACGCCCGCCGAGCAAGTGTTGATCGTTAACGCCTACGTACTTCGGGAGCATGAGGATAATCGGCGGTTTCTGGCCGACTGTGAAAAGTGGTTCGCTCACACCGTGGCCGTCGTTTATTCCGAAAAGTACGGCGCGGACCCCTACGAAGTGTGGCTGCAAAAGCGCTTCATGAAGAACCGTTTTACCGCGCCGTGCTCGGAAGAATTGAAGCGCAAGGTTATCGCGCCGCTAATGCGCCCCGACGATCTTACGGTCATTGGATACACGGCGGACAAGCGCGATTACGACCGAGCGCAACGACTTGAAAAGATGTTCCCGGATGAAGACTTTCGGTTTCCCCTGATCGAGCGCGGTTTGTGTCACGCGGATTGCTTGGCAATGGTGGAGCGCGCTGGAATCGCCCTGCCGCTGATGTATCGCCTTGGCTACCAGAACGCGAACTGCATCGGGTGCGTAAAGGGCGGCGAAGGCTACTGGAATAAAATCCGCCGCGACTTCCCAGAGCAATTCATTCAGATCGCCAACATTCAGGAATCGCTCGGCCCAGGTGCAAACCTCTTCCGCAATCGGGAAACTGGCGTCCGCTACTCGCTGCGCGAACTCCCGCCTGACCGTGGGCGATACGAAGACGAACCGGAAATATCGTGCGGCTTCGTATGCGCGATGGCTGAAAACGAAATTGCGGAGGCTTCCTGACATGCGCTCCGAACTCTACAACTTCTCTCTCTTCGCCCACTGCATCGCCAGAGTCGCGCTGCTCACCGGGTTGGGGCCGGGAATCGCGGTTCTCGGTCTCTACAACTTCCAGCGTCGATTTGTGCCGAAGATTTTGTCGGGCGATAAGACGCACACGATTCGCGGACTGCGGGCGCATCCTGACAAGCCGGGCAACCTCTTGCATCTCTACACAGGGCTGCGTCAGAAAGGCGCGAGGCTCCTGATGCGGGTGCCGTGCCTGCGGGTCGAAGAGATCGAGATTCGCCGTGAGATCGCGCTTGTTGATCCGCCCAGTGGAGATGCGTGGAGCGTGAATACGGTAATTGTCGGCGGCGTGCGGCTTTCGTTGGATGAACGTGAATCGCTCGCGCGGCGTGATG